ATACATCAAGTTGACTCATTTATTAAATGATAATTTAAAATATAAACTTACGACTTTGCTTTGTAAGTATATCATATATTTTCATAATGTTCATGAAGATGAATTGGAGCTGGCATTGTTTACAAACAATTTTATGCAGTTATTTTAATTATAAATTATATATTTTTTGTATTGAAAAACATATAAGATTTTATTTTTAATATAATACATTATTAATACATATTAATACATTATTAATACATTATTAATACATTATTTAATAAGTATAATTACAAAAAAATATAAAAAATAAGTTAATAGATACAAATTATATAATTAATGTCTCAAGTATTCAAAAAGGTAATTCCCAAACATTTTTTGTTTGAGTTTTTAGATGCAATAGGTTGTCAAAAAACAGATAAATTTTATATTGTTGATGTGACTGCATTTAAAAGAGCAGTTTACAATAATCTTTTAGAAGTATTTATTCATAATATTAAAGATTATTATTATACGTCAAAGCTTCATTATGTTGACATGTCACATATGAATCATAACAAATTCAACACAATTATTCGTCAGGTTTGTAAGTGCAACAACATTTCTTTTTCCAAGTTTATAAAATATGACAAGTCGACGTATAGTGTGGTGTATAATGTGCATTATGCTGCTGATGATAACAATGATGGTGGTGATTTGTAAATTCATATTTTGTGTTTTTTTGTATATTAATTAAAATTGAATTTAATAATATACAAAAATATCCCAACAACCCACAACCCAAACAACTCAACAACCGTCGCGTCATGTTGTCTCAAAGTTATAATCACAATATCATCATTCCTTTTTATGCATCGTGGTTATATGTCATGTCATCATACTATGATTTTTCAAAAAATAAAGATGCATACAAAAATGTCGACTTTAGTAACAAGGTTGACAACATATTTACAAACGTGTTTATTTATTTGCCATTATCGCTCTACATTACGCTTACGATTCAACCCATTGAGTATAACTTCCATTCAATGTATTTTGAAGTATTTCATATATTTTTAAATATCGTTTTTGGGGAAATCTGGTTTTACACTTTACATAGAATTATGCATTCAAAATATTTTTACAAGTATCATAAAATGCACCACGAGATGAAAGAAACGCTAGGTTTATTTGCACTGTATGCACATCCGTTTGATGCGATTGTAGTCAACATGGGCTCCATTTATGCATTGCATTTACTATTGCAATTTTCAGCATTTCAAGTATACTTGGTTGGAACATATGCAACCATAAACACTGTTATTAATTCTCATTCTAGTATACCCCATAAACAATCTCATCAAATCCATCATTTAAAATTTAATGTAAATTATGGTCTTGACTTGTTTATGGATAAAATATTTCATACCGGCGACAATTCAAATTCAAATGTGACCGATTGAGCGAACAAGTTGTCCAGGAGGTCCATTCCATCCGCTTTGCATTGTCATGACAGTACCGTCCACAACATATAAAAGGGTGGTAAGTACTCCAACCGTTTTGCCCATTAGGTCTTTTATTCCCATTGTTATTTTTTGAAATTCTATCAACATGTTTAAAAATACACTGAATATTCCTGTAACAATTCCGGTAACTGAGTCTCTGATATAACTGAACATGTTTCTGAAGTTGTTCAAACTACCGCCAATGTCATCCAAACTTCCAGCTGTGACTGAAGTCATGTAGTTGACGGGTTCGAGTAAATATCCCATGTAATCAGTCTGCATATTTTGTATACAGTATGTGAAATTCTCTCCAGCGTCGTGGCCAAACATACCGCTAAACGGCATAACAGTCGGGTTGCATCGATACAATGACCAGTGGTCTTGAATGTATTTGGTTCCAATCACTAAAAAGGAGAGAACATATAAGCCAATAAAAACAATTATAATAAATATTGCAGAAAGTAAGTCACTTGTTTTCATTATTAAATAAATGTTTTAAATGAACAATAATAATGTGTGTTATATAATAATGATTTTTTAATATTTTCGTAAAATCATAAAATATTAAAAAACTTTAAATAATGTATGAAAAAAATAAAAAATAAAAAAAATAAAAAAAATAAAAAGAATAAAAAAGAATAAAAGAATAAAAATCAATATACTATTTTGCTGCTGCTGCCGGTGCTGCTGCCGGTGCCGGTGCTTTTACATCTCCATCAAATGCAGAATATGCTAAAGTTTGTGCATGATTGGATGCAAGTTGGTTGATGATGTTGGTTCCATTTAGCGTGGTTTGCGAAAATGATGGAATTGTCATTGTAGAACCGTTTCCTCCACCTCCTCTGCTAAGTTTTTTAATTTTTTTATTTTTATTTCTTCGTCTCAACATACTTTTGCGCAAACTCAGTCTTAAAGTTTTTCGGAATTTACGAGAGAATTTTCTTCTACTTGATGAAGCATATTTTAACTTTTTGCCTTTTTTTCCTCTGCTTTTTTTTGACCCACCACTTCTTGACAAATTGGCAATCTGATACTGTAATAAGTTTCGTTCCACAGTTTTGTTGTATGCGGTTTGGCTTGGATTTGGGTCACTCATAATGTGAGGTATAACATAAGGATTCATATTTGAAGACACGGATGCCATAGATGGTATATAGATGGGTATAATGTATAATATCTATAGAAAATAATAAAACAATAAAATAATAATAAATATTAATAGTAAAAAAAAGTTTTTAATTTATTCGTATTATTATTTAGATATTATTCGTGCATTAAAATATAACAACTAAAATATATAAAATGAATTCTGCAGAGAGAATACAGTTGGAAAAATTGATTCAGGTCAACGGGGCAGTTGACAACACTGAAACCATACGAAGTTTAAAACACAGTGAAAGAATAAAGCAGGATGTGTTGACCATGGTAAAACTTAAAAAGGATTATCAAAGGTTGTCTAAATCAAATCCTGCTCAGTTTGATGCAATGTGTGTGTCAAGGTGTTCATTTTTATTCAACACGTATACAGACTTGTTCAATCGTTTAAAAAAGGATGAACTAGACTTGAACATAATGGGACAGTTGTTGGGGCTTTTAAAAATGATTGAAGATGATAAAATAGACCAACACACTGCGTCCTTTGAAGTTGGAAAGTTGTTGAAAAGCATTTACATTGACAGCGCCTTGAAAAAATCGCAACATTTGGATGATGCGCACAAGCATGACGCTAGTGGTAAAAAGTCGCACTCGCACCTTCCAGCGAAGAAAGTGTCATGGTCGGAATATAAAAAAACACATTTAGAAGATAAGGAAGGATAATCTGTAAAATGAAATCAATTTATAAAATAAATAAATAATATTACTTTATTATAGTAAATAAAAATTATTTATTTATTTTTATAATTATGTCGATAGAATACAGACCGAGTCATGACATGAATGGCAACGGTGATGGTGGCATCAGTGAGATAACAAATAAGATTCCGCCTGTTGTCAAGTTATTTTTAAAAAGAGTTGAACAAAATGTTCCAAACGTGAGCATTCGTTTATTCGGAAGTGTAACGAATTTTACGCATTTTTATGAAAAGAGTGATGTAGATTGTTGCATTATTTATCCAAACGAATACACGAGAATCAAACTGTGTCAGTTTATAGAAGAAGAATCCATCGAGTTTAACAAGACGCGCGTCAGGTATCGAGATATGAAATATAGTCAACCAGGGTACAATGATGAATTTATTGGTTTGTATCAACTGTGTTTTGATAACAAGGATAAGCTTGACATCAGTTTAGTTAATGGAGAACGCGGAATTGGACCGCTTCAACATTTTCAGCATGACCTAGGATTCGTATACATGTTGTTAATATATATTATAAAATGGTTATACTATCAGGCGTCTATCATTTCAAAGGAATTGTTTATTTATTTGAAACAATCAGTGTTTTCTTTTAGAAATAGTGCAATAACTATTGAGCATTCGAATCAAAGAGAACTTACGGTTCTCCACACTTAGAGTCTGTACTGTGCAGGAGTACGCAACGAAAGTGTTCGCGCCATTTCATCACGATAACAGTCGAATGCGAGCGTAAAACTGAAATCGTTGCTGAAATCAACGAGTGCGCCGTTGTGGTATCTGAATTTGACTTTTATTTTACTGAGACGTTCGAGTGGAGGAAAGAATGTGGTGAGATTTTGAATAAGCCCATTACGAGAGTCAAAGTATTGCGTGTTGGGACATCCTAGTATTGGTATTTTTGCAAAAAATGAATTTACAATTCCGTTGTATGAGTTATTTATGGCTCCATTCGTGTTGAGCGGGTAAGGTTTGAGCTCGTCGGCTTGGTTGCACTTGTCGAGTTCCATATAAAAATTTGTTTCTCCGATGATGTTGATTTTATTTGGAGCATTCACGTAATATCCACTCGTTCCGAGCCAGTAGTAGTTTGCTGCATCAGCAATGTTCAAATACGTTAAATTAATAAAAGAGGGGTCGGTCGACGTATTAGAAGAATAACTTGAAGAGTAAATTTCTTTATCAAAACCTAAATAAAATGGAAGACCCCATTTTCCAGACTGACATACAGGCGTGTTTGGCTGTGCACATGAGACATCATATGAAACAATTGCGTCAAAGTTTAAATCAAATGCCTCAGTTTTATTTCCAAATTGTAATTTTTGCGTTACTTCATTGTAAACAACTACAAAAGAATTATACGTGGAACCAATGGCAGCTCCTGTATAATAGTTTAATTTATTTCTTAATTCAAATGCTAATTGCTTTGGTGAATAAAATCCTTCACTTATTGTTAGTGTTATATATTGTGAAACACTTGCAACTTTGAATAAAAATTTTGTATTATAGTAACTATTTTTAAATGTATAATTATTGGATGGGAAATTGCATTCAACAAGTCGAATTGTTTCAACATTTAAAAGTTGTTGAGGTAATGTAATTTCAAAATGTGCGCGGTTTTTCCATTGACACTGGTCTCTGTCTTCAGAACAAATTGAAACAAGCTTTCGGTCGAGCATATATGTTTGTTGACGCCGTATCAACTGATGGTCTGAATGAGTATTGTCGTTGTTGTTGAACATTTTATTTTGTATATTTGTTGTTTTGTTTTGTATTTATATATATATATTCGTGTATTTTATAATGTTAATATATATAAATTTTTAATTGATATTTCTATTATCATTTCTATTCCTAAATTCGAGTTTTATTTTTTTTTTTTTTTTATTTATTCAATTTGCTTGAATAAAAATATAAATTGAAAAATTGAAATCTATACTTACATTCTGCAGCTTCCTAGCAAACTTAGAAACCAACGATGTCAACCGCAGTAGCAGCAGCAGCAGCAAATCAGCAAGTTCCTATAATTCAGGGCGTTTCATTTCGTCCTGATTCTGATATTAGATATTCAAAGCCCAAAATAAATTCGAGTGGTGGAAAGAGCGTGGGTGTTGTCAACGCTCACACTGGTCAGTCATTATATTTGGGTACTCCTCTTCTCATGACGTGGGGAATCCAAGAATTTGTCGATGAAAAGACGAGAAAGGTATCGTACGACATGGCGCTTCAGTTTCCAAGCGATGAGTATCATCAGTCAGCAGAGTCGAAAGCCAACTCGACTGCATTTTTGCAAGCGATGGTTGCGTTTGAGAAAAAGCTCAAAGCGGATGCGCTTACCAATTCAAAGGATTGGTTTGCAAGACCAAAGATGACGCCAGATGCAATTGATGCTTTATTCACGCCAGTTTTGAAGTATCCTACTGACAAGGTGACATGTGAAAAGGATCAATCCAAGGCGCCTACCATGAAAATCAAGGTTCCTTTCTGGAACGGCAAGTGGGAGGGTGTTGAAGTGTATGATGCAGACAAGGTGTGTCTCTATCCGTCGTCTTCAAATCCCTCACTTACTCCGAAAGACTTGATTACCAAGCAGTCACATGTTGTCACAATGATTCAGTGTGGTGGTATTTGGTTTGCAAATGGCAAATTTGGAGTGACATGGCGTCTTGTTCAGGGAATTGTTCAGCCAAAGCTTTCAATGCGTGGAAGATGCCATTTGAGCTTGACTCCTTCTGAAAGTGTCAAACTTCACTCTGAAGCCGCCACCGAAAAGCAAGAGCAGCAGCAGCAGTTTTGCGATGATGATGTACCTTCATCTGTTCCTGTGACGACGGAAACCGTGGACTCTGATGATGGTGGTGCAGGTGCAAATGACAGTGAGGAGGATGATGGTGGTTTGGCTCGCACGCCATCTCTTCCTGTGGCTGCTCCTGCTCCTGCTCCTGTTCAAGCTGCAGCAGCAGAGGCGCCAAAGAAGAAGATTATCAAAAAGGCTTAACGCGTGTGTGATGTGTGTGTGTGATGGTGTGTGTAAAAAAAAATAAAAAGGTAAAAAAAATGTGTTGAATAAAAAATAAAATAAAAAAAAATAAAAAATACTAATATTTTTTTTTATGAAAGTGTTTGAAATAAAAGTTAAAAAGACATAAAATATTAACATACATAATACTACATAAATAATATAAATATATTATATTATATTCATTTGTTTGTTACCATTACCACCATTCAATCATTGTTTAAAAAATGCCATCATCATTACAAAAAAATAAAATATCTATTAAGAAATTTGGTAGTTTTTTTTCAACAAGTGCTTTTGACACCACATTATTGATTGTTGAGTCTCCTTCAAAGTGTGCAACGATTATGAAATACTTAGGAGACGGGTATAAGTGTGTTGCGACGTGTGGTCACCTGCGTTATTTAGATGGTTTGAGTTCGATAGATATGAATAAAAATTATCAGTTGAAGTTCATGGTGATGGATTCAAAACGGGCACAAATTACAAGAATAAAATCAGAAATAAAGCTAGCGAGTCGAGTGGTTATAGCGACAGATGATGACCGCGAAGGAGAAGCAATTGCGTGGCACATTTGCGACATGTTTGATTTACCGATTGAAACGACGGAGAGAATTGTATTTCATGAAATAACAAAAAGTGCGCTGGAAAAGGCAATGGCAACTCCAAGAACTGTGAACATGAATATTGTTACTTCAGCGCATGCCAGACAAATTTTAGATTTACTCATTGGTTATAAAATCTCTCCATATCTTTGGAAACACATTTCATTCACAGGATTGTCTGGATTGTCTGGATTGTCTGCTGGTCGGTGTCAGACGCCTGCGCTGCGTCTTGTGTATGACAATCAGAGAGAAATCGAAGAAAGGTTATTCACAAATGAAATGAATAAAAATAATGACAAAAATAATGACAAAAATAATGACAAAAATAATGACAAAAATAATGAAAATAAAAAAAATGAAAATGAATTTGAATATTCGGTTTGCGGTTATTTTACAAAATTAAATATCCCCTTCTCTCTAGAACATCGATTTAAATCGTTTTTTTTAGAACAAGATGATGAACTTGAGGTGGAAACATTCCTGCGTAATTCGATTACATCTGACCATGTATTTATGTGTGTCGAAAGCGATACAGATGTGCGCTGCTTGTCGCCACCGGTTCCATTTTCAACGAGTCGGTTACAGCAAGTGGCGAGCAATGAGTTTTCGATTTCTCCAAGTGAGACGATGCAGATTTGTCAAACGCTTTATGAGCGCGGTTGTATTACATACATTCGCACAACGGGGAAGAGTTATAGTGCAGAATTTATAAATCAGGTGAATGGTTATGTGCGGGAAAAATGGGGAGAGAAGTATGTTAAATGTCACGATGATAAGGGTGTAGGCGTAGGCGTTGGCGTAGGCGTAGATGCACACGAGGCAATTCGCCCGACTGATATTAGTCGCGTTTTATTGACGGGCGATTTTCATGCGCTAGAACAGAGAATGTATAAACTTATTTGGAAAAATGCAGTAGAAAATTGTATGTCGGACTACACATTTTTACCAATGGTTGCAAAAATAAGTGTAAATGTTGGAAATGTCAAGTACATGTACAAATTTGCATGTCAAAAACCTGTTTTTTTAGGATGGAAAGCGGTGCAGGGGTTTACGCCGGAACAGCAGCGCCACCACATGATGATGGATTATTTGCATAATGTTAGAGAGAATTCAGTAATTTCTTATAATAAAATAGAAACAAATATTGTTATTACGTCGTCTCTCGGCGCGCATTATACGGAAGCTAGATTAATACAGGAGCTGGAAGAAAGAGAGATTGGAAGACCGTCAACCTATTCTACGATTATTGAAAAAATTATGGAACGTGAATATGTAAAAAAACAAAATGTGATGGGAAAGCGGATAGAATATGATGAGTATACTTTGGTTGATAAAGTAGTTTCTAAAATGAGAAGTTGGAGAGAAGTTGGAAATGAAAATAATAAATTAATAATTACACCAGTTGGCAAAAGTGTTCTAGAATTTTTAACGTGTCATTTCCCTGTTTTATTTTCGTATGACTATACAAAACACATGGAAATGCGTTTGGATGACATTGCTGTGTCTGCCGCAAACGGCGGTGACCCCAAAGACGATTTAAAAATAGTTTGTGATGAATGTGTTGGAGAGATTGAAGAATGCATAAAAAAAATAAAAAAAATAAAAAAAGATGAAACACAGTATAGAATAGATGAACATCATATTTTTATCACGGGTAAACATGGTCCGGTTGTAATGTATTCTGAGAAACCATTTCCCACAGTTGAAAAAGAGGGCTTGAGCCTGGAATGCGTTGATAAGTATTTGAATGGTTGCTTACAATCAGGAGAGAATGAAAATATAATATTTAAAAAAGTGAAACCAGGAATTATTATTGATGATTTAATTTCTGGAAAATATCAAAATCTCTCTGATATTCTTATGGAAGATTCTTTTTTGGAACGAGTTGTTGGAACCTATGGTGGTTTCAGCGTTATTTTAAGAAATGGACGATTTGGAAAATATGTGGTATGGGGTAAAAATGGAGAAAATAGAAAATCTTTAAAATGTGTTTGTAAAAATATTTCTGATATTTCTCTCGAAGAAGTCATTCGACACATTGAAAATGAAAATAAAGACGAGACGAATGATGGTGATGAACATGCAGCAGCAACAACAACAACAACAACAACAACAACAACAACAGACATTATTCGAAAAGTGAATGATGATATGAGCATTCGAAAAGGCAAGTATGGAGATTATATTTTTTATAAAACATTAAAAATGAAAAAACCAAAGTTTATTTCTCTCAAAACTTTTACATTAGATTATACAAAATGTTCGCTGCATGATATTACATCATGGGTAAAAACATACATTTAATATATAATATATTATATATGTCAAAAGATACTTAAAAAGACACTGCTACTATGAGTATAAACAATCCAATGGTTAAGACAAAGACTTCCACCGCCGCCGCCAGTTCGGCTGATTCATCTGCTTCTGCTTCTAGTTCCGTCGTCTCTGAAGGCGCCGCCGCATCATCCAAAGTAAAGAGACTTCCTAAGCCCAAATCTGTTTCTTCCAGTGAGGCGGCGGCAGCTGCTTCTGCTGACTCTTCCTCTTCGTTGAGTTCTGCCGCTCATAGTAACGTTGTTTCTTCTTCTGAGACTGAGCCTTCTGCTGCTGAGTCGTCATCTACTCTTTTGAAATTGTATTCTGAGTATTCTAGCAAGCTTCAGACTGCTCATGCAACATGGAACACTCTTCGCAGCGAGTTTCGCAACATTGAGCGTCAAACTGTTCGCGAGCTGAAGAATGCTCAAAAGGCGTCAATGAAGAAGAAGCGCAAGACTGGCAACCGTGCGCCTTCTGGGTTTGTCAAGCCCACTCTCATTTCAAATGAGCTTGCCGGGTTTCTTGGCAAGCCAGAGGGTTCTGAGATGGCTCGCACCGAGGTGACTCGTGAGATCAACAAGTACATTCGCACCAACAACTTGCAGGACAAGGAGAATGGTCGCAAGATTAACCCTGATAAGAAGTTGACCTCTCTTCTCAAGTTGAAGAAGGGAGATGAGCTCACTTATTTCAATCTTCAGCGCTACATGTCACCCCATTTTGCCAAGTCTGCTGCTGCTGCTGCTGGCCAATCGGCATCTTCTGCTGCTCCTGTTGCATCTTCTTAATCACCGCACTGCACTGCACCGCACTCGAACACATAATACACACAACAATAAAAAACGCAAAAAAAAATAAAAAACGCAAAAAATAAAAAAAAATAAAAAACATGTCGTCAAGATAATTATCTTGCGATATGTTTTGTATGACTTTCAACATTATTATTCAAATACTTATTATCGTGAGAGTTTACTGTGACTATTATGGATGCTTATAGAAATAAAGTAAAGTGTCATATAACAATTTAATTTCACTGGTAACAAGTTCTTTTTCATTCAATTCATTATAAAATATGCGAAGTGAACTTGTTAATTTGTCAAAGTCGACAGTGTATTTTAAATGTCCACCCATTAAAAAAATAAGGAATTTTTTTGTTTCTAAATCACGAGTATCTTTTTGATTTTCAGTCAAGAAATTTCTTAATTTTACACCAATTGTATTTAACATTTCTACATAACGACAACGTAGTGTTGGGTTATCCAAATAATCATGAACAGTTAGAGGCTTTTGTGTATGTTCTTGTCTTGCAATGTTTTCAGAAACTGGACCAATACCATAAAAATGTGACATTTGTGATGAATTAGTCCCAAGCAAGTCAGATGGTATAACGAACCATATCCAGTGCGATTTTTTCAAACCATTTTGTATTTCAGTTAATGCTTTTTGGTAGTATGTCAACCCACCTCCACCTTGCATTAACTCGTCTTGTTTATTTATAAAGTCATCAACTGTTGCTCTTTTTGTAGGATCTGTATCACTTACTTTTGGTGGGTTTTTTCTTGGAGATGGACACTTATTAATAATTGGTGAGGAGGAGGGTTGGGATGAAGATGAGGGTTTTAATGAGGAGGAGGAGGGTTGGGATGAAGATGAGGGTTTTAATGAGGAGGAGGAGGGTTGGGATACAAGTGAAGGTGATAATAACGGCAACGACGACGATGGCAAAATTAAACTACTGTCAGTCGAACTGATTTGAGAAATAATAGCTCGTTTTATTATGTCAGCTAAACGACTGCTTATATCTTTTGACATTTTTTTTATGTATTGTATATAATTGTATGTATATATTATGTAGTAATATTTTATGTATTTATATATAAAAAATTGAAAACTATACATACAAGATAGTAAATATTTAGTGCTAAAACAAGAAAGAATGCCACCACGTTGCGAATGCGCAATCAACAATGTAAAGAATTGGAGACAAATAGGAGAGACTTATTTCACGCATGAAGTTTATTATTGCCCAGGATGTTCAGGACTTTTTACACTTGTTCATATGGGAACGGTTGAACCCAACCCCAACCACGATGAAAAATAATAAATAATCAAAATATGAAATTTAACGTTAGAGTGAATAAGGTAAATTATCTTGATAAAAATGTAAATAAATAAATTAATTATAAATTGAAATTTATATCAGCATAATAAATTGTATCATACTGCATTGCTGAAAAAGAGTTTTCAATGACAAAGTTTTTGTTGAATTTATTCAAACTACCATTAACAGTGTTAAAAAAACCATCGTTATCACTTCAAAATAGGATGTTGTCTGGTCGATGGGAACTGGATTATGATAGTAGAGTCCAAGGAATAAAAGTATACTGGGCAAATATGGACAATTGCGGTTGTTGTCATCTTGACATTATTGTCGATATGAAAAAAATACAAAAAAAAAATGAAACAGAAGATGACGACGATTTTATTTTACCTTATACTCTATAAATAATACTCGCCTAAACGTTTATTATTTATACTTTTATATTTTATTTATACTGCTATGTTTTTTTTTTTATGAATTGCACGGTTTGGGACCGCAACCGATTTCAAGAGGAGCACGGAAAGGATCGGGTTCAATCGTGGTATTCATCCAAGGACTAACTTGAAGCTGAGGATTGGGAGGCTCAGAACGAACTTGCAAATTTGCGTTGCGCAAAGAACTGCCGACAGTGTCAACTCCAATCAAATAACCGGCATTCAAAAGGTTGACGCCAAGAAAATCTCCTGAACCCATCGGTTTCATATTCCACGAACTGTTGTTGTCCTTGGGCAAAAGGTCTGCCGGATTAATATTTGCTTGTCCGGAACAGTTTGGAGGAAGTCCTATCGTCTTTGAAGAACCATTGACAGAGTCGAGCTGGTTGTAGACGGAACTGTCATCTACAGGCACCGGAGGTCGAGGCTGACCGTTGGAACCATTTCCTGACTGCTGTGATGCTCTACCACCCTTTCTATTAGAGCTCGTGCTCATGTATTCGGGAAACATCGACTTTCCGCTTGAATAATTATAAACAGCATAAATTAAAACGAGAGATGCCAAAATCGTTAACACCTGGTGGCTTTTTACGTATTGTTGCATTTTTTGAAACATCGTTTCTATTATATAATTAACTATTATATAAAATAAATGATAAAATATTTTTATTTATTTTAATATTAATTGTAATAAATAATTCATTTGTTCTAAACAACTACAAATTCAATATAAACAATAAAAATAACTAAATAACATGTTTATTTATTTTTATTGTTCCAATTTTATTTAATTATGCATCATTTTCACTACTTTCACTGTCGTCACTTTCAGTATCACTACTATCACTACTATTTAAATTATATGTAAGTTTTATTTCTTCAGCAGCTAAATATGCTTCTATTGCAACATTTTTTGCAGCTTTTGCTTTAATTTTTGCCTCTTTGTACATTTTATAGTACACATCTTCTGGATTTTTCAACACCAATTTTTCTTTGTCATCTTTTTCTAAATCTAAAGTTACTTCAACCAATTCACAGTTTTTATTACTATTACTTTCAGTAGTATCACTTTTATTTTCATTGACACTACTGTCATTATTTTTGGTCGTTGAAGATTCTTCTTTTACTTCTTTTACTTCTTTTACTTCTTTTACTTCTTTTTCTTCTTCTAAATGTCTTGGTTTTGTTGCATCTTTTGATGACTCTTCCACTATTGTTGTAGGCACAAGTTCAGGCACAACAGCAACAACGTCAGCTTCAGCTTCTGCCTCTTTTGAAGACGAAGAAGATGATGATGATATTTCTAAAGTTTCTAAATGTTGTTTCAACGGCGACGACGGCGTTTCAGAAGCATTTTCAATTACTTTTGCTGAACCAGAAACATCAGGTGCATTAGTTACGACGGACACATTATCTGTGGTACTACTTGCAGCCTGTGCCTGTGCCTGTCCCTGTGCCTCTGCCTCTGCTGCTGCTGCATCGTCGTGACATTTTTCATCTTGACTATGTTCTTGTTTTTTATGTTTTATTAAACACGCTTTAAAAATCGGTCTCTCGTTGATAACCAATATTTGTCTAGCATTTATTTCAAACTGAAAGCTTTTAGAAGTAAACTTTATTCCCTCAAAATCAATAATTGTTATCAACGACATCTCCGGTTTTATACTGTCAAATGATAACGAGTTATTATCTTCGTCAAATATGAAACATGACTGAACGCTACTAATACCATTAAATTTTGAGGTGACGGCGCCATTATTTATGTACACTCTTAATGTATGACTTGTTCCATTTTTATAAGATTTAACCACCGATGCGAATGCGGTTTCAATGTCCGTTTTTTCTAAATCATCCGTAAACCACACGTGCCTCTTTTCATAAATGATGTCAATACATTTTTTCTCCAAATTTTCCAAAAATGAAATGAAATCACCATCTTTTTCACTTGTAAATACCAAATCAATGTATGTTTTTTTACCAGAGTGAACTATTCCCTGTTTAGAAGTGCATTTGGGAGACTGCATATATAGCGGTTTTTTACAGTACTGTATTTTTGTAAAGTATGAACCACCATGAATACTTGAAGGAGTACACAGTCCAATATTTGAAAAATCTATATTTTTATCGTCATAAGATAATATCACGTCTTCCATCACTATTAAATAAACAATATAATAGTTAATATGAATTCATTCTTTTAATTTGTTTTTAATGTTTTCATTTTATTTTTTTTTTACTTTACCGCCTTATCATATATATTAATATATATATTACTTTATTAATATAGATGTTTGAGTTAGATGAGACAAATTAAAGTATTTGTATAAAATAATGTCGAAATCAAATCAAGTAAAAAATAAAGCAATTGATTACTGTATTGATATTATAAAACGAGAAGATGTAAAGCAAGAGTTGAAACATCTATTTAAACCAATCATTCAGTTAATTCTTCAAGAAATATATCCATACATATATTTATCAGTTTTATTTTTATTAATAAGTTTCTTTTTGATTTTAGGAATATTTATATTATTATTGCGTAACAATTATATTTCATAGCATTTCGTATTCGTTTATAGATTATTTCATTATTTCATATTATTTTACAAATTATTTTATAAATGATTTTACAAATTATTTTATCGATAATAAAAATTATCGATAATAAAAATTATCGATTATAAAAAATAATTATAAATTTTATTATTTATTATATATATATACGTTATATATAAATGACAAGTTGTAGTGCATGTGATTCAGGAATGAATCCTGGGACCTCTGGTGGTGGAAGGAGAAAAATGAAGAGAGGTAAGAAGTATCAGTCTGGTGGAGCTCAACCCAGTTTGAGCCCGGCAAAATTTAATGACAGCGACTCATTTGATAGGGCAGGGAACGTACTCGCAAAAGCCGCGCACAATTTATATGTGAGACAGAATTATGAGCTTGCAGCTTTGAAAAATCAAAATGCAATGATAGGTGGTGGTAGAAAAAAAACTGCAAAAAAATACAGGTCTAAGTCCAAATCCAAGTCTAAACAACAGCGAGGAGGAATTTTGGAACTTGGAGCACTTGTGAATGATGCAGCAGTTCCTTTTACTCTTTTAGCAGCTCAGCAAAAATTCAACAAACGACGTCGCACAAAGGGGCGCCGTTCTCGAAGGTTTAGGGGCTCAAGGCGTAAATAAAATGAAAAAAAATAATATTTGAATTTGAAAACATTTAGAATTTGAAAACATTTAGAATTTGAAAACATTTAGAATTTGAAAACATTTAGAATTTGAAAACATTTAGAATTTGAAAATATTTACATTTTAACAATGCGTGCAAATGTAAATCAAACCGCCGTGGTCGGCATGCGGAGCATTCGACTGATGGTAAAGGAGCGACCTTGTGGTGTGACCGTGAATGTGAAACTTGCTTGAAATTTCGCACAACTTTTCAATGAGTTCTTCTTGTCCATTCAGTGCCAAGTCTTCATGAATGTGCGCAATCATCGTGTCACACAAATGTCTCTCGAGTCTTGAAAATGTTGGAGTCTTTTTGTTGTCACTGTTGAAACAACTGCCACCACCACCACCACACCCTCCCCCATTCACAATATTTTCATTTGGTTCAACAAAGTCATCACGATTCACACGAAGTTTCATTTCATATTTCCAAAATGTGTTGCATGACACGCGCAAATCCAAAGTTACACAGTTGCTATTGTTATTTTGTTCTTGTCCTTGTTGTCCTTGACTTTCACGAGTGTTCTGCATTATTGCGTGGATATATGTGTGTGTACGTACTGGTAACTGTAACTGGTACTCTATCCATTTTCAAACTATATATAAAAAAATCAATTTATATTTGTTCGTACAATAATCATTTTTTTAATATATAAAAAAATTATTATCAAGTTATATGGTTTACAAATATAAATTATCTGTATGTTTGTGTATTAAAAATGAGGCAAAATATATCATTGATTTCATAGAACATTATATCAAACAAGGGGTAGACCATTTTTATATTATTGATAATAATAGTAATGATAACTTAAAAGAAATATTAGAAAATTCACATTATAGTTTTTTGATTACTTTATTCAGTAATAATACATGTATGGATATATATGATAGTTATTCACATACAAATGGTATTATATCTATGTTCAATAATAAAATTTTTTATGAAATAATTAAGAATGAAACAGAATGGGGAGTTGTTGTGGATATAGATGAATTTATGTATGGAAAAAATGGATACAATATTAAAACATTTTTACAAACTGTAGATGATAATGTTGGATGTATATATGTAATTTGGAATATAATGACTTCATCAATGACAAAAAATGAAGACAGTAATTCCTTTCATATAAATTCAAATACTTTTAAGAGATTGAATTATGATTTCATTAATGGTCTATCCTATAATATTAAAAATGCAAATGATTTTGGTAAATCCATATTTAGAACATCTATGATAAATTTCATAGGATTACATAAATCACACTGTACTACAGGAAAAGTTATAAATAATTATGGGGAAAATAAAAACGTATGGTACGATAATTGCAATAACATTGAATATTCTGAAAATAATTTTAAAAATATTAACATTTCATTGAACCATTATGTGATTCGGGACTATAATGATTATATTAAAAAAAAAATACAGTTTGAATGCAAGATACAACAAAGAAATGCATTATTGGATGGCATTTTTGAACTATTCGATTTAGATGATATGTATTTTATAAAAGATGATGAAATAAATAAAAATAAAAAACTTGAGTATATAAATTGTTGAATTATTTTGTATAAAAAAATCAATCTATATTTTTCATATATTTTTTTCATGTTCACTAGGATTTTCTAATAAAGGCAACTCAGTATGTAACCCCGTCGGATTTATTATTTTTTGTATTTTATTTGAAATATAATTCAGTGGAACTTTTACTGTCGTGTAAACACTGTTCACAAAATCAATGTGACTTCCCATTTTGTCGCAATTTTTAATAACACTTCCATCCAGCTTGAGCAATATTAAATCAAGTTTTCTCTCTATGACCTCAATCCTCTCTATTAAGTCTTTGAGTTCGCCACTGCCTTTATTTGAATCCATGACTATTTTTACAAGTATTTAAATATTCCTAATACTTTATAATATTGAATTATATTTATTATTATTTATTAATAATCATTAATAATAATAATAAAAAAAAATATTATTATCATTGTTTTCTCTCTGCTATAATTGTTATAATTAAATAATTATAATTATCTTGAAACTATTCCGACACCTCCTTCATAATATATAATGTATGTTTCTGGTTTGTCTGGTTTTTTTTCAACGCATTTATTTTTGGATTGTTGATTCGATTTTTCTAATAAACTCTTGTTTATCTCTTCTTCATAAAATATTTTTTTTTGTTCATCATCGTCATCATTCCATTCATGTACAACTTTACGATGCTGGCTTTCATTGTCAATTACTTTACCAAACAGTGATGTAATGCACATTTGTGTATGAATTTTTTTTGCAAAATATTGTTGACGTCCATCACAATGATAACGTTGAAAAAACTTGAGCAACATTTTGTTATTCGTATCGTAATACTTAATATTGAATTGTATTTATTATTATTATTATTATTATTAATTATAATATATTTATTTTATTAAAGTCCGGCCGTGGCTTGTGCGGCTTGTGTCCTTTTACGAGTATTATACGTTCTTAGTGTTCTCATATCATATTTACGTTTTGATGTGGGCGTCCTGCGTTTTGACGACGTGGGCGTCCTGCGTTTTGACGACGTGGGCGTCTTGTGTTTTGACGACGTCGGCGTCTTGTGTTTTGACGACGTCGGCGTAGTTTTTCTGGTTGTTCTTCGAGGCACCATACTCATTGTAATAAGTTGTTTCTGTGTTGTTGGTTTTTTCTGGGTTTCAGCAGGAGTAGGAAGAACAACTGTCTCGGTTAAAATTACTTCCTGCATCGGCATTGGAGTTGGAGTGAGAGGAACATCCATGCCCTTACTTCTCATATAACTTCGTTTCAGTTTATCAAAATCGCGGACTAGTTCATCTAATAAAGGCTCAACCAATTCTGGTTTTGAATTTAATTTATTACTAAAATTCAGTTGTGTACGAGGTTTATTTACAAAAATGCGTTTTTTTGCAAATGGCATTTCTTTTATATTTTCCCACTCATCCTGTGGAAACTGTATGGATGTTCCAAATACTTTTATTTTACGCAAAATGTTTGCAACCGTTACTAGTTCTTTTTGTATCGCGGAACTTTTCCCGCCATCTTCAGATTCTTTTTTGGGTAAGCCAAGTTCATATATTCCAGTGGGGTCAATGACATTCGCTTGTTTGAAATCAGAGCGCACCATCATGTCAATAAAATATTGTTTTGTAAACTTATCGCCATTCAGTGTAACAGACATTGGTAAATGAAGGTTGTCAAAGAAACAATCACCCTCTTGTCCAATTAATGAATCATCTAAATTAAAACCCAACTTGGTATACATGAAAAATCCTGGTGTGTTTTTATACGCATGAGCCAGTTCCAATATGCACTTTTTTTCTGAAACATCCTCATTGAATTTGATGCAATATAGACACGCTCCAAGTAAAAGTTTTCCTAAACCGCTTTTAGAACAAATCAAGTTTACTGCATACACATTTGGTTCTCTCGCACACTCTCCTAGCTCCGCAATTACAAATCCCAACACACTGTCATCGTTTTTACTTTGCAAAAATAAAATATCAAAATTGGACTTCATTGAAAAAATTGCGTCGTCGAGCGCATTTGCTCTGTAACGTCGTCCAACATCTATGCCACATATTGAGCCAATTTGTTGATACAATTCATCCTGTGTGTACTTGTCTATAAAACCACCATGAGAAAAATTAGACAATGTTTCAAATTTGATATCTTTACTGTCAAGAAATTTTTTCATGTCACTTGAATCAGATAATTCGCGAATCAATTCATTTTTAAATAATGGATTATTTGTTTTTTTTCGCAATTCACTTAACCTTCTTGTGTATTTTTCGGGAGTTAGTAATGTAGGACCACCCGATTCTTTTGACTTTTCTGATGATGACGTTTGAACAGTTACTTCCATTCTTCAAGAATAAAAATAATAAAAATAATAAAAATAATTTGTTTATAATATATATAACATCAGTATATTATATTTATTTTTTTTGAAAAAAAATGAATTTTAAAATGTTTTTTAGTTTGTCTTTTTATATCCACCTTGCAAATTTGATAATTTTATCTTTATCAATATATTTTATTGTTACAAAATATTCATACATTGAAAGAATACCTTATGAACATAAAATATGGGTTATTTTATTTTTTTCTATTCATTACGTCATTCATTCATTATGCAATGCCGCATATCTTTTATTTCGTTGTTGAACGATAAAAATTAAAATATTAAAAATTATAAATAAAATAATATTTAATAATAATATAATAATTACTAAAAATTTTTTGATATTAAAAAGTTTACACGATGAATCCTGAAGTTTTTTTAAGTCTTTCCTTTTATACACATGTTGCAAATTTAATGTTTGTATTTTTAGCAATATATTTTGTTATTGCAAACTTTTCATACCTTGAAAAAATGTCTCCAGAAAAAAAAATATACATTGTCCTTCTATTTTCCATATCGGCTGGAGTTCACGGGCTATCGCATCTCGGCCTAGAAAACTTATACAGGTACAATCCGATGGGTTACTTTGTCAGAAGCTTACACAGCCTCATGTAAAATAACTCATTGATATAACTGATGAAATAAAAAAAAATATAGAGAATATAAAGACAACTTAAAGACAAATAAAATAAATAAAAAAAGAATAAATTTTATAAATAAATGTACGATACAAGCTTTTGTTGCACATACAAATTGATGGACACTGATGAAGATAAAAATATCATGTATCGGCATCAGTTACTTGATGCATTTGGTTTAAAAAAATATAATGATGACAAAATGAATGAAGAAATCATGTCAATTCATGATAAAATAAAAGATTGTCCACAGTTTAAAGAAATATGCAAAGCATGTGGTTCAACAAGCCAATTTGAAAGTTTCAAAATGGATGAAATAATAATGTTGATTTGTTTTTTTTCATTCGACACATTTGATTTATTTCACAAGTGTTTAATTGATTTTTTTACACACGGTTATATTTTAGAAGATACAACAAAAAATATGATAAGTGCATTTACTCAACCATAGGTAACAAAACTCAACCATAGGTAACAAAAAATAATAAAATAAAATATAAAATATTATTTTATTATTTTCATATTTATTATATTAATTTTATTTATTATTATATAACAGTATAACAAGTATTCAAAAAAATATAAACTGAACAAATGGCTTGTACCAGAAATAAAAATACACCTTCAGATTATTGTTTAGAACAAAAACAAAATAGCCAGATATTTGGTTATTTAGAGTACAAAAATTCGCAATATGGATATGCATACAACAATGCGCTACCGACGATGGGTATTACTCCGAGTCACATGCCAAGACAAATATTCTCTAATAATTCAATTGATATCGAGTCTGCTCTTTTTGGTATAAATTCGACAAATTTGGTAACACCTCAAGCACCCGTCGTTCCCAAACTCGTTCAACTTCCAGAAGTATCATATTTTGATAGAATTCCATTTATTTTACCAAATCCGCTTGTTGTTGAAAATAATCAACGCCCATTTCCAATTCCAAATTAAAAATATATGCGAAGATGCGACGACAATAACTATACTACTTATTATTTATTTGTATAATATATATTTGTATTATATATATATTATTTATCATATTTATCAACCATTTATTTTTGTTCGTTGTTTATTTATGTTTTTTTACATATTTTTTTTACTTTTGATTTCTGAAGCAATTGGTGTGGCTTCAAATTATCCAAATCGAGTTTTAAAAGATAATCCATTTTTGTTATTATTGGGGATATCTATTATTGCATCAATATTTTCAAATTTGATTTCATTTCCTACTATTTACTATTTAGGGAAAAAACAAAGTATTATAATTGTTCAATGTACATTGATAATATGCAGTGTGGTATCAGCAATCCTGATAAATAAATTTATTATTAAAGAGAAAATACACACTGGTTCGTACATTACAATGTTTTTAATTATTTTTATTTTGATTGCCCATAATATATTAACCAAACCTTTTTATGATGGTAAATAAATAATTTAGTAAATCATATATTCAGACAGACCAGACCATAGATTCAGAAAATGGTGACACTTTTTGTTAAAACCATGGGTTGAGTTCGAGCGTTTTACCTTTCATAGTTGAAAGAGTTGGAGGAGGAATGAGCGTGTACATGTTAGAGACATCGCGCTTATAGTTGATGTATGCTCGCGCTTCGCTAATAAGGCGAGGTATGCACCAGTTGCACACGAGATTGTTCAATGAGGCTATTTGTTCAGTAATATTTGTTGGCTGATTCATTGCACTTTCTAAATATATGGCACGCATAATCATTTTCAAATTGTCGCAGTCTTGTGGTCCAATATCATACTTACCACCACTTTGATTGTAAACACCGGCGCGAATTCCATTCTGAATAATTTGTATATTCTTGTCACTGAAAAATGCCAATGACATTGGCGTATCATTCCAGTTACCCGTCATTGCATCCATATACGAAGTGCACTGGGAAGATATCGGCATTCTGTCAAAAAGGGCAAATTGTGCACTCGGACTAGGTCCTTCAATATCAATTCGTCCGTTTGAAAATTGTTTAGGAAAATTCATTCAGATACCTCTGTTACTATTATAAAATATTATAAATTATATAAGTATTTTAAAATGTTTAATAATATCTAAATTAGTATGAAATTATTTTAATAAAAAATCATACTAATTTAAATATTCATTTCAATTTTATTTTAATATATTTATTTATATATAAAATAACAACTTTCAAATAAAATGACGTTTCAAATGATTGTTTTATGGACAGCAGTGCTGATATTTGTTGCAACACTGGGATTTATTGGCTACAGTATATATACTTCGCAGTACAATATCAGTTGGCCACCGTCTATTCCAGACTGTCCAGACTACTGGACAGTTGATAGTGATGGAAAGAATTGTAACATTGGTAGTTACAGTTACAATCCATGTGGCAACACCAAAAAAATTACAATACAAGATGGTTTATGTAATAAATATCAAACTGCACAAGGTTGTATAAAAACATCACCGTCGTTCAACTGGTCTGGTGTTTCAAATACTTTTCAATGTTCATAATAGGTAAATGGATGGAGATGGAGGGATGGAATCACTGGGTTTCTGGGTTATAATTAAAATTATGAATATATAATATAAACGTATATTATATACTATATATATACACACACGAACGACGCTAGACAACGCGACACGATAAATGGTTGTAAAAAAAAATATAAACGACACTATAACCACGTGGGCAAATATATTGAAACCTTCAAATGTTGAGTGGGTATTGGGAAAAGACATGCAGTATTATATCAATAAAATGAAAAATAGATGCAATGAAAGTGTAGTTGAAATTACAGCGAGAGAAAATTGTTATGCTTTTTTTTCAAATCCGACAGATGTTGCAAGGATGGAATCGCGCACTTTTATTTGTTCTTCATCGTGCGCGGGTTACACAAATAATGCGTGGAACGTTGACGAGTGTTTTAAAGAAATGATTTCGCGCATGACAAATGTCATGGTTGGAAGAACCATGTATGTTATTCCATTTTGTTTAGGAACGGTCGGTAGTAAATATGCAAAATATGGCATACAAATTACAGACTCTGAGTATGCCTGTATCAACATGCAAATCATGTGCCGCACAGGACAACCGGTCATGGATGCGACTAGTGACGATGACATGTTTGTTCCGTGCATTCACACCGTCGGCGAATGCGACTTTCATAATGCGAAATGGGCAAGCAACGACATGAAGTACATTTGTCATTTTACCGATCATTCGCCATCACCATTTGTGTTGTCATACGGCTCAGGATATGGCGGAAATGCAATTTTGAGTAAAAAATGTTACGCTTTGCGAATTGCAAGTGTTTTAGGCAAACGAGAAGGTTGGCTTGCAGAACACTGCCTGTTGTTGAAAATGACATCACCGCCGCCGCATAAAGAAGTAAAATATATTCTCGCTTCTTTTCCAAGTGCGTGCGGCAAAACAAACCTGGCAATGATTACGCCGTGCAAAGAATTATGCGACGAAGGTTGGACATTTGAAACGCTGGGCGACGACATTGTGTGGATACACGAAATAGATGGACAGTTGTACGCACAAAGCGTTGAAAATGGATTTTTCGGTGTCGCTCCAGGCACAAACACGCACAGCAACCCGCACGCAGTCGCTTCTCTTTCAAAGAATTGCTTATTTACCAACTGCGCAACATTTGTCAATGAAGATGGAAAAACGGACGTGTGGTGGGAAGGACTTACACCTGCGCCGCCATCACAATTCACAAACTGGAAAGGAGAGACCAATGTGTTGCCAGCGGCACATTCTAACGCGCGATACACGTGCCCGATTGTAAACTGTCCCGTGATTGCATCAAATTATGATGCGCTGGTACCCATTCATGCAATCATTTTTGGAGGACGTCGCCGTTCGTGCATACCGCTTGCATCAAAGGCGCGTGACATTTACCAGGGGATATTTTACGGAGCCACGCTATCAAGCGAAGAAACGAGCGCGAATTTGGAGGCGAAAGTGGGAAATATTCGTTTTGACCCAATGTCGATGCGCCCGTTCATCGGTTATAATATTTGCGAATATTTTCAACACTGGATTGATTTCATGAAAAAGTTGGAGGTGCCTCCGCAATTTTATCTAGTGAACTGGTTCAGAAAAGATGAAAATGATAAATTTATATGGAATGGATTTTCTGAAAATTCTAAAATATTAAAATGGATATTTTTACAAAAACAGTCGTTGTCGCCGTCATCGCCGTCATCCCCAAGCAGCGCATTTGGCGAACACCCGTCACTTTCCGATTTGTACATGAATGATACCGATGATGATGATCAGCGCAAATGGACGCAACTGTTTTCTTACAAACCGGAAGAGATAACAGAGTTTAAAATGCGCATTACTGAGTTTTTTGAACAACTTGAAAAAAATAGTCCTGTTGGCATTCCCCATGAATTAAAAGAACAACTTGATAAACTGTTGTAATCGTCATGAAGAATGATTTTTTTTGACGTCATCAGTGTCATCGTCATCAGTATCGTCATCGCAGTCCTTTGGATAATTCCTAGTGATGTCTTTAAAGCAAAATCCAAGCATCTCGCCGACTGTGCTGCCCTGATGTTCGCTCATGAGGAGTTCGCGGAGTTGTAACGCTCCTTCTGCAAGGGATGAATTGGTGACTTTCGAGGAGTGAATTTCATCCTTTAATTTGGTGATTTCATTATAATTTTCACGCAGTTTGATTGCTTGTTTTTCAATCGTCGCTTTGAGTTTTTTTATTTCATCTTTAGAATTGGCGATTTCGTCCTTATACTTTTGTAAATTGTCGTCCATAATGTGCTTATATAAGAATCGTTAATAAATAATTTTTAAATCAAATTCAATTTAATTATTTATAAAATTACTTATAACATTAGTTCATTAGGTATATAAACATAAAAATAATAATATATACATCTAAACACACCAGTCATCAATCCAATCCAATCATATACCAAGAATGGATAAACTTGATTTGATTCAAATACTTGACAGAACGCAAATTTATAATGATATCAAAGGTATACTTGAACACATTCAAAATAATAATTCTAACGATAATATTAAAAAAGGATTTTACATCTATGGGAATCCGGGTTCCGGTAAAACTGCATTTGTAACATCCATGTTGAATGACATTGGTTATGACGTTATTAAATACGATGCAGGCGATATTCGAAACAAATCAATTATTGAAACGATTGCAAAACACAACATGTCTAATCGCAATATTATGTCCATGTTTGATAAAAAAGTAAAACGAATTGTTATTGTTATGGATGAAATCGACGGAATGAACAATGGAGACAAAGGCGGAATCACATCTCTCATCAAATTAGTTAGACCTAAAAAAACAAAAAAACAAAAACTAGAAGAGTCGACAATAAATCCAATTATTTGTATTGGCAACTATCATGCGGATAAAAAAATAAAAGAATTAATGAAAGTTTGCCACACGTTTGAAGTGAAGACTCCAAAAAAAAATCAAATGTTACAAATTATTTCTAGTTTAATGCCGACGCTTGATGCAACGCTAACTAATAATATTTTAGATTTTATACAAGGTGACCTGAGAAAGTTGACGACGGTTTATAATATTTATAATCAGGATGTGGAGAGAAATGCATTAAAAAACAACAACGAACATATTTTAAATGGTGATGTCATAAAAATGATTTTTCAGCCTAAAACGTATAATGAAGACAGCAAACAGCTTACGCAAAAACTTTTCAATTTCAACTATCCAATTGAACAACACGGGACATTACTCAATGAAACCGATAGAACAATTGTTGGATTACTTTGGCATGAAAATGTAATTGATGCAATTTCAAAATATAAAAAGTCGGATTCTATTCGCTTTTACAAGATGGTTCTTAATAACATTTGTTTTGCAGATTATGTTGATAGAATCACATTCCAAAAACAAATTTGGCAATTTAATGAGATGAGTTCGCTGATTAAAACCTTTTATAATAATAAACTCTATCATGAGCACGAACCATTTAAAAAAAAATATAAAAACGCTTTGAGTGAGATTCGATTTACAAAGGTTCTAACAAAATATAGCACAGAATATAATAATTCGCTATTTGTACAAAACTTATGTCAACAACTTGCCATGGATCAAAAAGATATGTTTTCATATTTTCTATCATTGAGAGATAAATATAAATACAGTGAAGATGAAATTCACGAAATGCTCGACAACTATGACATTGGAAAACTTGACATATCGCGAATATTTAGGTATTTAGATAAATACATGGGACTAGAATCTTCGCCGTCATCAACCGTTTCCATTTCCGTTGCCACAAATGCTGCTGCCGATGACCACGACGCTGATATTACCAACATTGATGATGATGAATAAAATGTAGGGCGGCGGCGCCAAGCCAAGCATCATCCATCGTTCGTATGACAGACGGACGAGCTCGACTCAACCTATGAAGACGGCAAAGGACACAAGCACAACTTAATCTCTCCCAAACTCGCCACATAATATTTCACCACGAGTGGTAAGTCGTTTTCAAGATACATTTCAATCTGATTACACAAATTCGTACATTTTATAAAGTATCCAAGATTTTTTAGAGAGAATTCACCCTGAATAATATTATTTGAATCCTGTTTATGAATGAATTTCATGCTGTCATCAGATTCAACGCGCCGAACCTCTGCAGTCGCAAACTGCCCAGAACAACGAAAAATTAATTCATTACCCACAGATTTGATTTCAATCTTTTCTGATATACAAGACAAATCTCTAATTATTTTCTGAAAATCAGAAGAAGGCAAGTTAATGACAGATGAAAAAACGACGTTGGGTTCTACAAGTTCTTCAGGGTCAGGTTCAATTAAGCGAAGTTTTTGCGTCTTGCATTGTTTGATATCTCCGTTTTCAAACTTCAACCCGAGATATGAAACAACACCATCATTGTAATCTTTGTTTTCAATATATATCGTAAGCGTGTCATCATTGTCTATCGAGTTAATAAGCTTGAAAAGATGAAACATGTTGACACCAATAATAATCTTTTCTTTGCTACACTCATACATTTCAAAATTCTCGGCAGCAAGATACAAATGCGCCAACATGGTATGCGACTTGTCCATGTTGATAATTCTTATACCATCCTTTTGAAACGTAATATTCGTTTCAAGAAGAATATCCTTTAACGCCGTCATTAGTGTTCGAAATGGCGCAATTTGAACCGTTTTTATCGTCAAAACATTATCAGACATTGATGCAATTTTTTAAACACAAAAAAATTAATCTTCAATATAAATATTTAATTCGTATAATCTTTAAATACTTAATAATGTTATTATCAATTATTTAATTCATTTTAATTTTACGATGTTGTATTTGTTGTATTTAGAAAAAATATTATAGATAATAAAATATGCAAAATATATACGAACACACGAACACAAACGATGTCCAATTATTTGTTTAAAATGAATAAAACTCAACAATCTATGCCTGAATGTAAGAATGGTTGTCCTATAAATAAATTTTCTGATGGAACCACAACTACATTGACAAAATCCAATGTGAGAAGCAGTACATCATTTACGAACGAAGACATTATGTACAGCGTGTATCAGACCTATCAAAAATCATTTACACCAATGTACGTTCAAAATAATTTGTTACAATTGACAAATCCAAATAATTATTTGAATCTTCCTATGGGTCCTTCCAACATTTTCATCATTCGCCATGCTGAGAAAGCTGTGGATAATTATAATACACCAACAAATGAGAATACATATTATAGTTTGGACTGCAATGGAATTTATCGTTCCATTTATATTCCAAAATTTATTAATAATTTGGGATACAATGGCTTTCCCATAACAGCGATTGTAATTCCACTTGAGAAGATGGACATAAACGACACCGGGAATGTATCAATCCGATCTCAGCAAACATTGACTTTAAGTGCATGGTTATTGAACATTCCAGTGTACATGTTTTCTTATGATAATTGTGCACAACCATATGATGCCACAACTGCAATAAATATTTTCACCAATGAACATTTACGAGGAAAAAACATAATAGTGGCATGGCAACATTCTTCTATACAATCATTCACGAATCAGCTAGTGCAATGTTACAATTATTTCAACAAACATGAAGGAATTGTCGAAAATCTAAATAATTCCACATTGTACGGTGTTGATACAGAGGATTGGTGGAAACAGAATACGCCAGTCAGTCCTCAATATCAGTATTCTGGTTTTAAATATCCTCAAAATGTGCCACCGCATCCATTCCCGTATATAAATTATTCACAGTATTTGCCATATTGGAATGTGAATTCATATGATAGAGTGTATTGGCTGTCTCAAACAAAATCACAAAATAATTTAACATTTGAATTGTCTTATCATCAAAACATCACCACTTGTTTTAATGAGTGTAACTTATTAATCGGGTTAATACAATTTAAATACGCTCTAAATGTAAACAATGAATATGAAAATGATGGAAAGTGTTTACCACCAGACGACTGAATGATAATATAAAATATATAATAATATATTTACGATAAATTAGAAGAGAGTGTGAAACATTAGAGAGAAAAATAGAAAAATATATAAATTAAAACGTAATAACTCAAAATAAAATGAATAAATGCAGTTTTAGAAAAAAAATAATGATGTATATATATATTTATATTGTATCAAATGATGAGATATAATAGATTTAAAAAAACAAAACAAAAACAACAAAAACAACATAAAAGACAAAAAAAACAAACAAAACATAAAAGACGAATGCAATATGGCGGCAAAATATACAATTGTTTGGATTATTCAAGAATACTTAAAAAAGATGCACCAGAAAAAAAAGTCGTTATACCTGGTTATGCTGAGATTAATGATATGATTAAAGAATATGAAAAATCTGATGAAATACAACAACAACTGGATGCTGGTATAAAAGGTAAGAATGTTGTTGTGTATACATCATGCGAAAATCCTAGACCTGATACACCTGATACCACTATTATTTTACTGAAAAAGGATGGTTTCTTCTCTTTTGCTAGTAGTAGTATAGATTGCGACGACAAAACATATTTAACTTTGGCATCCCATAATTTTAAAATATTTATCGAAGATATATTAAAATGGAATCCATTTTTACCAAAGACCAACAACCATAAAAAAACTGAACCAGTTACTACAAATCAGTTTCAAGGTCCTACTCGTTATATATATAACACTGAATATTTTCCCTACGAGTTTATTAATGAAGAATGGTGGAATTCACAACAATGGTGGAATGCGTATAAAGTATCAATGTTACCCACTTATGCGAGTCTCGTTCCCACACCCACACCACCACTTAGACCCACATCCCCCATCGCGATGGAATCGTCGCCACAAGAGCAAAGAGATGCAGATGAGGTTTCAGTTTCATTAATGGATGATGCAACTGTAAGAAGAAATTTAAGAGTTTTAAGAATACATTTGAGGGGGTTGCAAGAGGAGAATAAAAAACTTAGAGACCAAATAACACAACTAACACAACTAACAAGGGGTGAAACAAAAAAAGATAAATAATAAACGCAGTTTAAGAAAATAAATAATAAATTAATATAATGTATATATATTACACTTATTTATTAATTTATTAATTTATTATGAAACATAAAAATACTACAAAAAAAACAAATTTAAGCGTCCATAAAATAAGCAACGGTTCGAAATATGAACTGAATGGGTGGAAGTGCGTATCGATTTCGGGGCCTCCATATCAACGGGGTTATGCGCACGGACAATTGTTGAAAAATGAATTAGCGGAAGTGCACGAAATGTTGAAATATAGTTTGTATGAAGATTTTGGAAGGCCAATCGACGTATTTATCGAAATATCAAATGATTTTTTTAAACCAAAAATAAAACAGAATTATCCAGAACTCTATGAAGAAATGGAAGGCATTGCACGTGGGTCTCAACAGTCAATCGACTTTATCGTACTATGGAACTGTTACGTGAGTTTAGAATATTTGTACGCATCATTGAATGAAGTCTTGAAATCGCACGACAATGCCGAGTTGATTGCAAAATATGAAAAAATATTGCAAATGGGTGACATCGGGGCGGGTTCAGGAAGTAAAAAAGGAATGAGTGCCAGGGAAGGCGGAGCTCAAGACCGTTGTTCTGCATTTATTGCCGTTGGCTCCTATACTTCTGATGGTAAAATAGTGTGCGCGCACAATACCTTTGATAATTTTATATCTGGACAATACTACAACATAATCATAAGCATAACACCGTCAAAAGGACACCGAATGTTGTTTCAAGGAGGACCAGGGTACATATTTAGCGGAACTGACTTTTTTACTTGCACCAGCGGAATTTTTGGAACGGAAACAACACTGGGTGGATTCAATGCGTATGAAAATAACGACCCAATTTGCTGTCGCGTGAGATATGCTATGCAATACGGAAACACGCTAGATGACTATGTGAAGTATTTAACAACAAATAACTCGGGCGACTATGCATCAACGTGGTACTTTGGAGACACCAACACAAATGAAATTCTGAGAATAGAGTTGGGATTGAAATACACACCGGTCAGTAGAACAAAAAATGGTTACTTTATCGGATTTAACGCAGCATACGACCCACGAATAAGAAACTTGGAAAGCGTCAACAGCGGTTTTGATGATATTCGACGTCATCAAGGAGCTAGGCGTGTTCGCTTAGAACAACTCATGCGCCATCACCAAGGAAATATTGATGTTGAACTAGCAAAACAAATAATATCCGACCATTATGATGTTTATTTGAATAAAACAAATTTGTGTTCGCGAACGGTATGCTCTCATTATGAACTGGACGACCGCGCATTCATGTCTCAAGCAGATCGACCGAAACCCTTTGCGCCGCGCGGAGCATTAGATGGTAAAGTAATCAGCAGCGACCTTGCCCGCGAAATGAAATTCATGGGAATTTGGGGGTCATCATGTGGAACACCCTTTTATAAAGACGCGTTTTGCGAACGTAACATGCAGTGGGAAATGTTGAAACCGTTTTTACATGACAGACTCTCGCAACCGTGGTCTACTTTTGCTTTGTCAAGTCCGTCGAAAAACCATTCACCACTCAAAACACTCAAAAGTACAAGAAAGAAAATAAGAAAAAGTAAAAGAAAAAACTGAATTTAATTTTGTGAGTTGAATTATACTACACTACTCACTCTTCTACTACTCCACTACACACTTAATCGCATTGTTCAACACCATCAACGCTTATCACCTTCTTTGGAACTGACTTAATCTTGATTTTCATTTTTTTTTCACCATCATCCGTTTTTTTTATTGTTGATGATGGCGGCGGCTTGGGTTTGACATCGGGGGCAGCGGCGACGCTGAAACGGTGAAGGTCCTCATCGACCACCATATTTTTGTAGTTTGAATGTGATGTAACCGTGCTAATAATATCATCAACTGAAATATTGTATTTTTCGGAAATGATGTTAACAACCGTCATGTGAAAGTCGGCAACATGACGAAATATCATTTGCAAAGATGCAGCGTATGCCGCGCGACTGCATCCGTCCTTTATTTCAACTTCAACAGGAATACAAACCTTCGTATCCTGTTTTTCATTTTTTTGAAATGATTTGTCGTTATCGCCGCTGTTCATTCGTTCTAACTGGTTAACTGGTATAAACCTGCCTGCACCAACAAAATAATACCAAAAAAAAATCAATTTTTTTTATAATATATTATTTATTCATCAACGTCAAATAAATAATACAAAAAATATAAAAATCAGATAAAATCAGAGAGAGTTAAACGAAGATTTTTTTTAGCCATATATCCAATAATAACACTACTGAAATCTAACATGTTTATAATTTTTCGAACATGAGTTGCATCAATGGTTTCAAGAGCTTTATCAAACTCTTTTTCAGAATAAATTTTACACACTATTTTTTTATCTTCTTGTTGGTCTTGGTGGTCTTTTTCATTTTCATTATTTCTGTAACGCTGTTGCAACTGAATGAGTAAATACTGCGACTCATAAAACTCTGCAATTTCCATTGAGTTTTTAATGTGGTTATTCCTGTTAAGCAACAAAAGCTTTTTCGAATTGTTTAATAATTTTGAATCTACATTCTTTACTTTTTTCACTCGCAAATATTCGATAATATACTTCAGTATTTTTACAAAATTTATCTCCATACAAGAACCGGTTATTTCCACAACTGTGCCAAAGTAGTAAGTGGCAGAACTCACAGATATTGAGTATATCAGTTTATGTTCAATCCTAAGAATGTTATATATTTCCAGTTCTATCAAACTACAAGTTAAAATCAAATGTTGAAGAAGTTCATTATTCAAATGAATGTCCAATGGAAAATAGATATTGAAGTTAACTCCTCCATTTTTAGCTTCCTCTGTCTTATTTTCAACAAAAAATAACTTGGATTGATAAGAAAATGGATTTTTTGAAGGAATATTTTCGATTGACGATGGTCCAGATCCCGATAATGATGCCGATTTCAGTTTTGTTTTGAATACACTTAAAACATATGCTGGATTAAAATCTCCAGATACAAAAAAAAATGTATTTTTTGAAGTATAATTTTTTTTATGATAATCAACTAAATCATCCAATGAAATATTTTTAACATTTTTTTTTTGTAACAAGTAGTTACTTGACTGTTGTAGTCCTGGTAAGGTATAAAGTGAATTTAATACAATTTGATTGAAACCATAATCATACGAGTTAATTTTTTGATTCATTTCATTTATTACTATTTTTTTTTCGGCAGTTAAACTTTTTTGTAAAATGGTTGGATGTGTAACAATTTCAATAATGTATTCGAGCATTCTGGGTAGTTCACTTGACATTCCGTCAATAAAATATTTCATTTGTGTAATCGTGGTAAATCCATTGAAGAATACAGGTCTTGACATCCAATAAAGTTCACATGATTTTTTTTTGCATTTTTTCCATGACTCCATCAACACGTGTTCTAGTAAATGATTGACTCCAATGTCAGATTCTTTTTCATTACAATACCCATTTGCAACAATCGCGCTAACATATGCAGTTTTAGTTTTTGACTTTATAAATAATATTGTGTATCCATTTATTTGATGTGTTACTATTTTTGACATTATTATATTATATTTTTATTATTATTTTTTACTACTAATTTATTTATTAAATAGTAGTAACAAAGCCAAAAAATATTATTTTACCAATAGACTTTAGGAATTTTAGACTTTATAGTTATTTTAGACTTCATAATTTCATATTATTTTATTTTTTATTACTTGATTATTGGTTAATTTAATTATTGTCAAAACATTGTGTATGTATGAATTACTTTTTTTAATCAAAAAAAATATATTTTTATATGCTTTATATAATATATACAATTTATAAAATATATAATTTATAAAAATATTTCATGTCATTTAGTTACCCATCTTCTTCGTCATCATCATATGGTAGTGACTATTCGTCGTCAAGTCCATCTTCATCTTATTTTTCTAAATTAACATCATCGTTTGGTTCGTCAGATGTATCTAGCAGTAAAGACTTTCTTGAATCAAATACATTTATTGCAAAAATTGCATTTTTACTTTTAGTAATCATTATTTTTTTTATTCTATTGCGAATCAGTATTGCACTTCTCTCATGGTTACTAGCCCCATCTCAAAATATGACGTTGCTCAACGGAATGGCTGACGCATCATTGCAGATTCATATTTCTCAGGATCCAACGTCGACAAATTCTATGCCAATTATTCGTTCTTCCAACCAAATTTTTGGAATGGAATTTACGTGGTCTGTTTGGTTATTTATCAAACCTGCACTTGTCACTCAAACAACGCCGCAACATGTGTTTAGCAAAGGTGCCGGTTCACTTATGAGCTGCACAAGCGGGAATTTTGCAAATAATGCACCTGGTCTTTATTTGACAAACACAAATACGATTAATGTGCTAATGGATACAATAAGCGCACCGGCATGTTCAACTACTCCGCAAATAGTAATTAATAATATGCCAATCAATAAGTGGTTCAATGTTGTCATTCGTCTTACTAATAATACACTGGATGTATACGTAAATGGACGTTTAACGCAGCGCAAGATGTTAGACTCTGTTCCAAACCAAAATTACGATGATGTATTCATTTGTAGCGGAGGAGGATTCAATGGATTCATTTCAGATTTGAAATATTTCAACTCATCCATTGGAACAAGCGAAATAAATGCAATCGTTTCAAGCGGACCAAATACAAGCATCAACATGGCAAACTTGAAGAATAATATTCCACCCTACTTGTCAATAGACTGGTATCAGTCTAATCAGCAATGAATAAAATATTAAAGTTCTGACCAATAAAAATACTCAAAACTCAAATGATAAAATAAAATATTGACATAATTTATATTTTATTTTATATTTTTAAAATTTAAATTTACATAAAATAATGTCAAATGCTAATTCGAATATAAATAACTGTGAAACAAGCTGTTGTGTATTTAATTATTACACACAGACTGTATATAATCCAAATCCGACACGTTTATGGTCACGTTTTGAGAATGTATGTTACTGTGCTCCGAGTCCGAGTTCTTCATGTTCAACTGACTATAACAAACTTGACGAGAGACGCAAGGCGGAAATATTGAAGTATAAGGCAAATAGTAGTAACATAACAAAAAAACAACAATATGCAAATGCTGCAAGCAATCGTTGGTTGACAGGAAGAAAAAGATGCTGGGCTACTCAAACTGACTCCTTTACAAATCCAAACACAAGCTCTTTGCAACGAGTTGGTGATGTTCTTATTTGTAATAATAATAATGTAAGTTGTTCACTTACAAGCGATTCCAATGTTCCAGGCAAAGTTCGAACACTTTGTTATAATCCATCTGTTCCGCTTTACAACTACAAGGTTACAAGAACATACAAGTCCGGCGGAACAAAGTGGCCGCAATACGGACCGGCACCCAAAGTTGCATTTTAATTTACTTTATCGTTTAATTTAATAAAAAATAATTTAATAAAAATTAATAGCGAATAATAATGAATAAAAAATATTTATTATTATTTATAGTTATTTACATTTATATTCAAACATGGGAAATACTGCATCTTTAGGTTATGAACACGACGAAGACGGTGAACAGCAAGGAGAGCAAGAACAGCAAGGACAGCAAGGAGGAGAGCAAGAACAGCAAGGAGGAGAGCAAGAACAGCAATCGAATGATAAAGAACATTTTGAAAAAAATGTTGAAAAAATAAAATCAAATATAAAAAATAAAGAGTGTGAAAATTCAATTAAAAAATGTAAAAAAACAATAAAGAATTCGAAAATATCAAAAAAAACATCAGCATCAGGAAAAACAAAAAATAATAGACGCATATTGAGAGAATATCGGTCCCATTACAATGAAATGACAAATAACAAATAAAAAAAAACGAGGAATTCTTCTCTCTTCTCTCTTCCGCACCGACCTATGTAATATTATTTTGTTAAAATAATTAAATACAAATGAATAATCAAAATATACAACATATAATATACAACATTCGACAATAACCTCGCCTTGATAATTCAACTCTCCTCACATGTACAAAGATGTAAAGTGTTTACTATTTATAACTTTCCTTTTTTTATCAAAGTATTTCTTTGTTCCTCCAGTTCCTCTTCAACAACCACCCCCATTACCATTACTTTCATCATACAGTCCAATCAGTTGCAACGTTACTAATTATGATTTTACATTTATTTTTGATGAACAAAATAAAGCATTCAAAGTGCATGGATTATGGGCAGAACAGTGTTCTGAATGTTTGATGTGTGGTTATCCTTATTGCTGTAACGTGGACAATATGAGTTTCATATATCCCAACAAATCAAATCAAATTGCATTCTTAAACGCACAATGGTTCAACGCAACAACGCGCGAAGAATGTTTTAGTGGTGGTAGTGGTGGTGGTAGTGGTGGTGGTTGTAGTAATAAAAGAAAGGAAAAATCAGTTGAAAAAAATAAAAATGATGTTGAAGTGTCATTGTTTGAGCACGAATATTTTAAACATGCTTCATGCAGTTCAGCGATGCGAGTGAGCGCATCTGAATTTCTGGAACAAGTGATGCGAGTTTACGACATGTATTACGAAACGCATGTGGAAAACCAGTGTTCCGGATATAGTCAGCTGTGGTTGAATCTTGACGGAAATTTTGTTTATAATAATGTTACCAAATGTTTGTAAAAATAAATGAATATTTAATTTATGCTCTTAAATTTGGATTGATACAGATGTCCATTCTCGGAAAAATGTCACCTGACATACACTGGTCATTCTCTCCAACTTGTATACAACTCCTAAATCCTCGGTCTTCGCCGATATAGCAATAACCGGACTTAGAACGACCACTTTGTGTAACACTTGTTGCGTCATCGGGTGATGGCATGGGTGCCATTTTTTTCAAATTTGCAAGACCGGTGGATAATATTTTATCTTCATTTGTTTTATCCGCTTCAGGATTGAACGGTGGAGGGTTGATCGCCGTGGCTTGCGCTTGTTGCTGATTTTGTGCTCTCATTTTGGCTTCTGGAGTTAAATTGAGACCTTTTTCTAAAATATTTACACTTCCGGTCACTGCATCTGTTGCCACATCTACGCCGCTCTTTAAACCCGTGGCACTAACATCTGCGGTTGTTTTAACGGTTTCGCCGGTGGAATAACCTATCCATTTCAAAACAGATTGAATCATTTCTGTAAATTTACCTAAATTGAACAGATTGTATATTAAAACCCAAATAATCAATACAATTAAAATTCCTGACACGATTGACCAAATGCTGTATCCAGAATCTGCTGCATCTGTGCTTGCATCCGCAGCGGAATCTGAAAAAAAATCAAACGAGTTACTTGATGATGCTGCTGGTGCTATTTGTTCTGCCGCCAATGGCGATGATGAATCTGCCGATAAACTCATGTTTTATTATTTATTACTATTAATTATTATTATTATATTATTACATTATTATTAATTAAAATTATAAACATTTTTTACATTTTGATTCAAATATTTGAAATAAAATGTAATGTAAAATGTTAAAACATTTTATATATTTTGTATGTTGCCCACGCGGTGAATGCAAAGAGCGTTCCTCCCCACAGTGTATCTGTGAGTGCTGTTTTCCAAGAATACTTTGTAAACATTGTAATATTTGTCATATCAAACACTCCGTATAAAAATATGCCTAATATGAATGCATCAACAGGACTTTTATTTTGCATTATAATAAAATAATTGAGAGCGCCTATAACGCAGACATACGATAGAATCGCACCATATAAATTCGCTTTCAAAGGTGTTTTTTGAATGAGTTCAACATTTGCCTTAAATATTGGAATTCCAATATGATACAAATACACTCCATCCACAACTAATAGTATTGCAGACGATATTAAAAAAAGTAATAGTTTATTCATTTATATAATATTTTATATAATATTCATATAATGTTTTTTTACTTTTATGATATTTTTTTATTGTATTTCTTTATTTGAAATGAAATGCTGTGTAAAATTATTAAGTTTTTCAATTTTATCAATTGTTTTTTCCAGGTCACTTCGTTTTACACCTTGCATCAAGTAGTCTGTCGCAGGAGCGACTTCATTCTTTTTTATTTGTTTGTATACAGAATTTATTTTTTGAACAACCAAGTCCACCATGTCTTTATTTTGCGAGAGAATAATTTCCTTGTCCGTGGTATATGACTCAGTCAATAATGAAATCGCAAAGTATAAGAGGTATCGTCGTTTTGATTTTGCACCTGGTGTGAAACGCATACAATACAAGTGTAGTAAACTCGTAATAATTTTTGTGACAGTCGCTTTTTTTGGTAAAGTACATGTTTCACATTTTACGCGTTTGAGTATAATTTCCCAAAGAATCCACACCGGATCCATTTGATATTTATCTTCCACCGGTATAGAAGCTCGCCTTGAACATTTGCACACTTCTTTTTTTTTGGTTTTACAAACAGAGTTGAATTCTAAAATCCACTCTAGCCAGTAACAAGCCAATAAGTTATTTTTAGAATCGGCAGATATATGATACGCAAATTCATTCAATGCAATGAATAGCTCTTTTGGGTCCTCTTTTTGAAATATTGGGTTGACGTATTCAACGTTTGGCGCCTTTAACTTTGTCGACAGTGATGTGATTTCATACTCATCTTTGCGTATGTCAACGCGCTGAAAGCTGTGTTTTTTATTGGAAAGACACAACACGCAAATAATCTCGGCAAACAAGTTTCTGATTTTTTGATTATTCCTTAGTGCGAGTTCATTTCCAACATACCCACTCGACATGATTTGTTTAAACACGTCGTAGCGCATTTCAATGTAGAGCGGCAATTTGGTGTTTGCTAAATGAATGTGCTTTCCAACCATTGTTAAAATGATATCCCACAACTCTAAATATTGGCCTGCGCAAATAAATTCTGAACTCCAGTTGCATGCCGGTTCTATTTTACCATCAAGTATACACCGAATTAACTCACTTCTTACATCTGATTTTTTATATTTTGAAAATGTGGTTCCTTTGAACTCATTTATCAACCTGATGTCATTGATTTCAGTATCTGTTTTTGACATGATATTTTTATTTATTTATATTCAATATAACAATTTAACTGTATTTATTAAGTAACGATATATAAATACAACATATTTAACACAAAATTATAATTTATTTCAATAATTTAAAAATAATATACAATAATATAAAATTAATATACAATAATATAAAATTATATATAATAATATATAGTTGATAGTATTAAAAATTATAGATAAAATGAACCAAAATGCAAACATACTTGTACAGAATAAAAAGGTATTTGATGAAATTACCGATAAAATCAATGATATGCCATGTTGGTTGGCAATTATGTTAACATTAGCAATTATTATTATTGTTGTATGGGCTATAAGTTTTTTTTACAACGTTTATACTGTTATACCAAACAAAGAAGGGTTCACGCAAGAAGCCAATTTTATTCTTAAACAAAATGATGAAGTTTTTGAAGACCCATTTTATGTTAGCATATATGATGATTTGTTTTATAAAAAAATGTACAACACATATGAAGTTGGCATTATTGTGAATGAAATACATCCAACATCCAAAGATGTAATTATTGAAATCGGTTCAAAAACTGGAAATTATGTCAGTGCAATGAAAAGCAATGGATACAATATTGTTGGGTTGGACAAATCTGAAGCAATGGTCAAGTACGCGTCAGAAAAATATCCCGATTGTAAATTTATTCACGGAGACCCGCTTGAATTTATGAATTTTTCATCTGAATATGCAACTGCGATTTTACTTTTGGATTTTTCAATTTACTACATTTCTGATAGGCGAACGCTCTTTTACAATTGCTACCATTGGCTCAAACCCGGCGGTTATTTGGTTCTTCATCTTGTAAATCGCCACATGTTTGACCCTGTTGCGCCAGCGGCAAAACCGTTTACGCTCATATCTCCGCAGTCTGTTGCGCCGACGCGCATAACAACATCGGATGTTGTCTTTGACAGTTTCAATTACAAGAGCAATTTTCAACTTGACGCGGGTGAAACCAATGACACTGCCAAAATAATTGAAACCATGAAGGATAAACAGGGTAAAGTTCGAAAAAATGTAAGGTCAATGAAAATGACAGGACAAAAAATAATTATTGGCGAAGCGAAAGATGCCGGATTTATGATGCTGAGTCAATACGACCTTTTAAAAAATCAGCGCGAATATCAATACATCTACATTTTTTATAAACCAACTAACTAACTAACTAGCATATTTTATTTATTTTTGTTTTTTTTTTTATCATTATTATTATTCTCTCTTCTCTCCAAACACACAAGTGTAAACTATCTTTTTATAAAATGTTTCTTACATATGACCTTGTGTTTATCTTATGAAAGTTTGCAATATCTTTTGTTGGAGAGAAGTTGAAAAAAGAAAAAAAAGAAAAAAAGAAAAAAAAGAAAAAAAGAAAAAAAGAAAAAAAGAAAATAAAATAAAAAGATAAGAAAAATATTTAATTTTGTAAAAAAATATTTTAGTATATTTTTACAAAAACTTGAATAAACACTTAAATATTGTTTATATTAAATGTATAGGTATTCGTTTGTAATAATAATCTTTTTTTATCTTTTATAGTAACGAGAAAAAATAAATTTAATAAAATATCAACATACAAACATACAAATGAGTTTAGCTTTACATTCAACGCTTAAGATGATTTGTAATAAGGACCAGGTTTCACTTTATAAAGATGTAAATAATTCTGATGATAAAACTTATAAAATTGTGTTTGATGCACGAAATGATGCATTTCCAATTCACACAATGGTTGGATTCAAAATGTACACTCTTTTATATGAATTGAATCGCGATATTATTCACTCATTCAAAATAGTTAAGGAAAATGAAAAAAGTATTGAAATGATATTTTTATTCAAGTCACTTGGTAAAGAATTTGGTCTTGCTCCAAAATTCATGCACACAATGACAATAGTGGATTTTATGTCGCCTGAGCATGAGCATAGTTGTTGTTGTTGTTGTGTTTTTAATAGCGTCGACGTTGACGTTGACCATGTAGCTAGTGCTTCCATTCCAAAAAAATATGAACGGTTATACACAAATAAATCCGCACTAACTGTTAGATTTATTTCAAATAATGAACTGCATTTCGATTTTACATTTAGTTTGAAAGATAATGACGGCGAGAGTCAAAATGAAACTTCACCTTCATGTCCGCTTTATATGGAAAATTCTGTTGCATTAATGATAAAAAAAATGTTTTGTAGATTAAAAGTATATACAGAAAGAATGACATAAATAAATATAATTGGTATATTATATTATATTTAATTATATTTAGTTTTTTAATTGATGTTTAAAAATATCAAAAAAAATGTTACGAATGCATTTCGAATAGTAAAATCATATTCGTCTGCTATTTTTATTTTGACTACAGAAACTTTGCACTACAAAATGAGATATACGGAGTACAATGACTATATTAAACAACTTGCCTTGAAATTATCAAGAGAGAATGTTTTTTATGTGAAATTTTTTCAGGCAGCGTGCACAATCAAGTCTCCACTATTGAATGATGAACTTACAACATTTTTGATGTCATTTACCGATAATGTTCCATATTCTTATTCTGAAATAGACTATGAATCACTTGAGTCGGCAATAAATGACTTTTCGGTTTCAATAAACAAACCATTTGTTCCAATAAAAGCTGGAACGATTTCACTTATATTTGAAGGGTACAAAGATGGTAAACCGGTTATTATCAAGTGTAAGCGAGTTGGAGTGAATGATAAAATTGAAAATGCAATTTTTCACATGAATCATTTGATTTCAATTTCAAAATTTATTCCACATATTAAAAATTTGAATGTGCATGAAATTTACAGCGAAAATAAACAAAGTGTAATTGACCAGCTATCTTTTGAAAATGAAGTTTCAAATATTGAATTATTTTATTCAAAGTGGAATAAACCTGGTCTTGACTATATTAAAATACCGAAAGTTTATTCTGAAATAACAAAGCAACTTCCTAATATAATTGTAATGGAACGCATATTTGGAAAAACAATTTGCGAAATTGATATAGATGATAGAGACAAGTTTGCGCTGTCGTTGGCGAAATTTAATTTCAAAAGTGTATTTTATGATGCAATATATCATGGAGATTTTCATCCTGGAAATGTATTTTTTTTGAAAGAAGAAAAAGTAAAAAAAAATCAGTGTGGTGACGATTCTGATGATTCCGATGATTCCGATGACGGCGAACCATACGTGTACAAGATTGGAATTATAGATTTTGGAATTATGGGAACACTCACGAGAGAGTTGCAAAATGTAATATACAGTTTATTTCATAATTTATATGAAAAAAATCATGTCGGCGTTGCCAATTGTATGATTGACAATTTAATTGAACCAAAAGATATTTTAACAACTGAGACAAAAAAAGAATTAGTTGAAATAATTTCATCCTACTCAGAAATGCACTTTGGAAAAGATAATCATAAATTTTTAGATGCAGAAGACATAATAGTAATCAACAAACTATTATACAAATATGGCGTTCAGTTTTCTAAAGAATTTTGCAAAGTTGAATTGTCTTTTGCAATTTCAGATAGTGTCTGCAAGTTGTTATCTAATAAAACAACATATATTGACCAGCTTTTAAATATATTTTCAAATATTCCTTGATTCGTTTGTTATTGTTCTCTCCTATTCTATTCTCCTATCTTTTAGTATTTGATTAAAAGTTTTATTGTTTTATGTTTTCTTTTCAGTGACGTTTTTGAATTAAACTTTTTGTAGTGAGTTTTTTTTCTTTTCAACATGTTTTTTCTAGAACCACCTATTATTGTCTTCTGTTCCTCCACCGTACCTGGTGAAGAAGAAGCTATTTCATTTTTTTCCACATCGCTTTTTTCCACATCGCTTTTTTCCACATCGCTTTTTTCAATTTCGTTCTTGAATGCTTTAAACCTCTCATAATTTTTTAAAACTTCTTCTGCATATTTATCAATTTTATTAATTTCATCTAAATTAGTAGAGTTGTTATCGTTGTTATCTTTTATGGTTTCGCTTGAAGAAGTTTCAAGAGCTGTTTCATCATTTTTTTGTTCTCCTGATGCCGCCGCCCCTTCTTCTGCAGGTGCTATCGTTGATGGTGTTTCTGATGCTCCCGTTCCTTCTACCACTGCTTGTTGCTCTGGTGGTGGTATCATAGCTTGTGCTTCTGATGCTTCCGTCGTTCCTTCTACAACTGCTTGTTGCTCTGGTGGTGATGGTGCCATTTCTTGACCTGATGGCGCTTCTTCTTCTGGTGCTACCATTTGTTGTTCTCCTGATGGCGCTCCTTCTTCTGATGCTACCATTTGTGAATTTTGTGATCCTGATGTTTCTTCTCCTGATGATACTGCTGAATCTTCAGTAGATGCTATCATTTGTGACTCTTGTGATTCCGTTCCTGCTGCTGCTGCTGCTGCTGCTGCTGAATCTTCAGGTGCTACCATTTGTGAGTCTTGTGATTCTGATCCTTCTGCTGCTGCTGCTGCTGCTGCTGCTGCTGCTGAATCTTCCGGTGCTACCATTTGTGAATTTTGTGATCCTGATGTTTCTTCTCCTGGTGATACTGCTGAATCTTCAGTAGATGCTATCATTTGTGATTCTTGTGATTCCGATCCTTCTGCTGCAGCTGCTACTGAATTTTCAGTAGGTGCTACCATTTGTGGTTCTCCTGAACCTGCAGGTGCTTCTGGCGCCACTACCGGCATCGATGATGCAGGAGAAGAAGGACTACTACCGCGCATTAAAGAAGGAGGACGAGGAGGAACAGGAGGCCGCGCTCTTGGTGAAGAATAAGAATTCAACTCAGCATCAGAGCCAACGCCACCAACGGATTCCATATACTTTATTTTTTTTGTTAAATTACGTTTTTTATTTTTTTTATTTCTATATTTTGTTTTTGTTTTATTTTTCATTTTACTTATTCTAATATAATATAACATAACAATATATTATATTATTTTATTCATTATTTGTTAATTATCAATCAGATAGTGATGATTTGGTAAATTTAAAATTATCAATAAACTTTTTAGAATACTTATATGAATAAAATGAAATAAGTGACATTGTAATCAACATTGGTAAAGTATCATAATTTTGATTTGTAATGCTTGAAATAATAAATGCAGAAGAAATTGGGTTTCCAAAAATTGTGCTAAAAAATGAATTCATTCCAATAATAATTGTTTGAGTAGATGGCAAGTTGACAATACTATCATAGACACTTCCAATGCCACCTCCTAATGACATAAAAACCCACTTATGTCCACCCGAGCATCCGGAAATATATGTTAGAATCACATTTACTAAAAATCCCAACAAGATTTTAAAATCATACAGACATGATTTTGAAAATTCACAATTTACCATTGTTATTCCTTCTCCAGTAATTTCAGTTCCTTTGTTGAAATTATTTATCATCGCTGCAAGACAAAATCCAAAAAATATTGGAATAACATTTAGCAACACCTTACTTTTCGTAACAAGACCACGTACCGTGTTAAACATAAACATCATTAATTTAAACAACACTGATGCTGAAACTCCACAAAAGATGGCTAAAAGTGAGTATTTCAAAAAATGAGACATGTTATATGAAAAAGACACGGGAGAAGAAGTAAAAACATCTTTACTTTTATCCACAATTGTATATGCAATAAGTATTCCAATGCAACAAAAAATGAAATTTGATACTAATTTTTTAGAATTTTCTCTTAACGACTTTTCAAAAATTAAAACGAGTGAAGCAAGTGGAGATTTGAATGCAAATGTTACTCCAAAAATGTAACCAAGAAAAAGTAAATTTTCAAAGTTTATTTCTAGAATGTATTTTTTAAAGTAACTCACCAGGTATAAAAGAAGAAAAACAGATATATGAATAATTATAGCTTCAGAACCAAGTGACCCTCCAGAGTATATTGTTACCAAACTACTAATAATCATAACTAAAAGTGAAGAGAATGGGACTATTTTTTTGAATGCATTTGGTTCATTCAAATAATCGAATAAATTTTTTACATTTTGAGTTAATGGACCATTTGCATTTTTGAATAAAAAAGCCCTTGACGCAATCCAAAATAATAATGGCGACAATAAATATAATGCAGATGGATTTTTTACAATATTTTTTTTTGCATCACGTGATAATTTTGTAAATGTATGTTTGTATAACTTGCAAACATATCCAATAAAAAATAACACAACTACAATAAATATAAATGTAATACCTTTTTTAATAATAAAATTCATACATAAATTCTATATTATATTAATAATATTTAATAATATTAATAATATTATTAATCTATAATATTATTAATCAGTACAATTACTAACCAATATAATTCAATAATTCAGTGAATGAATGCGATAAATTAAGAATTCCAGGGTAAATTTTTCATTAAATTCAAAACAGTATCATTTTCATTTGTTTTTATCTCTCGAACATATTTTTTCGGGTTCTTTGAAATTTCCACAAGTAATGCGCAATCTTCTTGAAGGTTTCCACTCAAGTGCACAACTTGATTCGGAAAATATGTTTCAATCTCAGTGCATCCTAAATAAATCGGTGTTGTGTTACATACCAGACAGTTACTAATTTTTTCTGAAAAATAATGCGGGTGTCTATAATTTTCAACACAAATGCTTAGTGAGTATGATTCGTAAGGTTCTTTGTCTTTAAAAGGTCCTTTTATATTTTTTTTATCTGGAAATTTAGAACCATAGCGCTCTGTGCCGTTTCCCCAAATATCCACTGCCAAATCATGTTTCAAAATAAATGCTACAAGTTTGCTACGATAAATATGACCTGGTGCTTGGTATTTGTTGGAAATAATAATTGATACTGCATTTTTTGAGTTTTTTATCGTCGACTTTAGTGGATAGTCAGTGTGCCACATAAAACCATGATGTTCTTTAAAAAAAGCGCTCGTTAAATTTGGATGTTTATATCCAATGTAATACATTCCAACATGTTTTTCTGCAAAGTCAATAAAATCATACGAAAGTCTCAAATACTTTATGGGCTCAAAAGCTAAACCAAGAACGCATTCCGGTGGAACAGAAATATCTGATACAATTGGACAATTCAAAAGAATTGCATGAGTATATGTATTTCCTGTTGTAATATACAAATACTTATCCGCGCCATAATTGTTCATTTCATGAACTTTACAATTGGATTCATATTTTTGTTTGCATGTTTCGGAACTACAAAAATCGGAAAATATTTTAATTCGAATATACTTCTCTCTAAGACGTTCCTCTGAAGCTTTAAAAAAAATATGGTCACACGTTGTATTATCATACAAGTTTGACAACTTTTTATGATTTGATGTTTCGACGAGAGATTGGTTTATAGTGCGATATTTATAATTTGTATTAATAAGTTCATTTTTATTTTCATTTCTATTTTCATTTCTATTTTCATTTCTATTTTCATTTCTATTTTCATTTCTATTTTGTTGCTTTGAATAACCAATGTAACATAGTTTGTATTCTCTCAATGATATGAATAATAAAAGTGAATGAAACTGCGCCATCATTGTGTTGAATGAACTAGTAACAAGCGTAAAATTTTTATCGTGACTACATTTATCGATTTCAAGTGATGCAATATCCGGGCAAAAATGCTTGAATAATTTTTTTTTTATCAAGATTGTACTTACTAAAAATGGACACGAATGAAAAAGGGATGAAGAATGCATTTTAATAACTCGCGCATCATTTGAATCAATGCATTCATTTGACGGAGTGCATTCACAACCTATCACGTCGCTGTTTTCAATCGACATTACATCATACTGTGACTGTAATTTATTTGCATTCCATATGTCATGTTCTAAATCAAAAATAGAAATGTGTGTACACTTGTAATGATATAACTTTTCATCAATGTTGTAGAGAGAGTTTAAATTAAAATACAAATCCGGCGTATAAATAATTTTGATTCTTTTGTCAATTGTTTCTTTTATTGAACTTTCAAATTCGAGATTTTGCACATTTGTAACTAAAAATAATTCCCAGTTTGTAAATGTTTGGGGCAATATTGATGTTTTGATGGATGAAAATAGAGAGATTGTCTTTGTCTTATTTTTGGAATTATATTTATCTGATTTAATATAATCTTGAGGTATAAAAGCTAGAATTGTTATCATTTTTATTTTTTTTTATATTTTTATATTTATAAAATAATTTACAGTAATTATTTTTATAAATATTCGTTTAATATGATTTAATATATTTTATTGAATTTTATTTTGAATTTATTGAATTTATTGAATTTATTATATATTATATTTATATATTATATTATATATATCAATAATATAATGTATAATAACTTGAGACAATCAGGAGGCTCAACTGAAAGACAAAAAGGGATTGCGGCTCAACTACGCACATTTGTTCATGGAAATTTAAGAGATGAATTGAATAGTATTGTTCATAGCGGAGATAGTCACTTTTTAAAATCAAGTCATCCATCAAACGATTATATTGACTTATCTAATAATTATGATTCAAAAGCTGAAAATGTATTGAAAGAAGCAATCGACTATATAAAAAATAACGATAAAATTGGTTATAAACAAAAAATGAAAATATTGAAAGGAGTCGTGCAGTTGAACACGATAACAAGTCCAAGTAAACAACCGACAACAGTGAATACAATGCGAGTGACTCCGCGAAAAACATTCAAAGATATCACAAGTACAAACACGATGACACGAACACGAAATCTACCCCGAACGAGTCGAAGAAGTCGAACACGGACCCGGACCCGAACCCGAACAAGTCGAAGAAGTCGAACACGGAGCCGGACCCGAAGCCGAACAAGTCGAAGAAGCCGAACGTAAGCAAAGGGAATGATGGATGACGGTTTCAGTTCCTATATTTTAAATATCCAAGCTAATTGATGTTCGGTCAGATTTTTGTTTACGTTTACTTTTGCTTGGCATGTTATCATTTTTCATTTCATTTAAATCGGATGCGCTAATTGTACTTCCTCCTCCTGAACCACTGCCGCTACCGTTGTTGTTGTTGTTGTTGTTACTCTTGCTCGCATTGCTTCCAGGTTCAACTGAAACCGTTTTTGTTTTCAAACCCGACAACAAACTCGATATGTCAGATGGACCCTTCATTTCCGGGCGAAGACTTTGTTGTATTGTTTGCGACACATTGCCGCGCCCCATCAAAACATCAGGACGAACATTGGTCAAATCGCCAGGACGGCGGGGAGGCGGAGGCGCGCGGTCTCCTTGTGTTTGAATGGGAGGAGGAGGGGGACGCTGTGGAACAGTTGGCATCGGCATATTTAGTTGCTGGTTCGGATTGTACTGAGGTTGATGCGAAAATGCTGCGGCAGGCTTTGATGACATGCCTGCAATGTCGCTCATGAAATTACCGAAACCGCTGCCACCACCACCGCCGCCGCCGCCGCCGCGACTTTGTGATTGGGACATGGATGAAACGGCGGCTTGCGTAAACTGTTGCATTAATTCGGGATTTTGGCGCATAATGTCATCCATTCCCGGCATTGCTGATTTGAACATTGTGTTTGTCATATGAAGCATAATTGCGCTTCCACCCAACTGAAACAACAACTTGAGTTCTGGTGCCATCTTCGCTTTGGATTTGTATTTCTCATGCAACTCTCCAAAAATTTCATCATAGTCGTCGATATTTTCACTAACTTGTTCTGACCACCCATCCAACTTTAAATCAAATGGGTCAAACTTGTTATTTAAAAACTCGATTCCCGTAATGCATGCCATCAACATTTTACCTTGAAACTTTATACTATTTCTGCGCTCTCGCTCTTCGACGTGTGTTTCATATTCACCCTTCATTTCTGATAATGACGACTCCATATCATATTTTTTTGTCAAACGAATTCCTTTCTTTTCCAATTCTTCTAATTTTTTTACATATTTGAATTTCTCTCGAAGCAACTCTTCTTTTGTTAATTGCGGCTGAGTATCCATTGGAATATCCGGATTCATCGGAACATTGTTGAACTTTCCAAATCCGTCCCATGTCGGTTTTTCATCGTCAAACATTGCCGTTGATGCGCCAATTCCTCCTCCTCCTCCCACATCAACACCACTGTCGCCGCCAATGCTGTTTGAAAATGGGTCATTTCTGTCTGACAATTTTATACTGTTGAATCCTGACGACGACGACGACGACGTGAACAAATCGGACTTTAATTCCTTGATGTTTCTTGAAGAAGAAGGCATTGAATCCATGTCGCGCAAATCATCCTCTAAACTGGTAATATCATCTATATTAATATTCGTGGAACCTGACTTGTCACCACTTCCAGATTTGAATTTATCATTCATCAATAGTTCAAGCCCGCCTCCAAAATTTGCAGACTTTTTTCCACCGCTTCCGCTTCCGCTTCCGCTTCCGCTTCCGCTTCCTATATCTAAAGAGCCTAAATCAATAACTTCTGGGTCCATTATATATTATTTTAATTATAACATTTATTTCTAAGTCATACGCACATTAAATTATATTAAACATAATAATTTAAATTATATATGTAATTTTAATATATAATTCAAATATAACTCAAAATATAATTCAAATTATGAAGTATACTGCGGTAATAGTTGAACCTCGAAAACATAAAGGATTGCATTATGTTTTAGAAAACTTTATGAACAACTTGTCTGAAGAATGGTCATTTGTCATATTTCATGGATTAATAAATTTAGAATTTATTAAAAATATTATTGAAAAACATTTAGTTGAACACTCTCATCGAATTAAATTAGTAAAATTAAATTTTATTAATATGAAAGTGGATGATTATAATAAACTACTCAAATATAGTAAAAAATTTTACAGCTTTATTCCCACAGAAACATTTCTTATATTTCAAACAGACTCAATCATATTGAAACAACATAAAGATTTAATAAACGACTTTTTAGACTATGATTATGTTGGAGCACCCTGGAACCATTCTCCTTTTTCTTTAAACTTGAGTGAAAATGAACGTGTTGGAAATGGAGGACTGTCTCTTAGAAAAAAAAGTAAAATGATTGAAATAATGAAAAAACAAGGTAAAAGTGACTATCCTGAAGATATTTACTTTTCATGTTACAAACCTGTCAAAATAAATAAACCTTCATTTAAAAAAGCAATGCTATTTTCGGTGGAGGGAATATTTAACAAAAAATCTTTTGGATGTCATAGACCATGGGTAAATGATGAAAATAAATTTTTATACGAAAATTATGATGAAGTCAAAATGCTGTACAGTTATAATAACATTCCTCCTCCTTCTTCTCCTCCTCCTCCTCCTCCTTAAAACTAAATACAACGCACAAATAAGAAAATATTCTATTTCTTCAAAGTTTCATTCAAAAATAATTCCAAATTAAAAGAAAACATTTTATTATAAACAGTATTGCTGTACATGTAATAATAGCCTTGGAGAAAACAATCTGCCAAATCATCTTTTTTCAAATGCTTATCAAACTCTTGATTCCAGGATTTCAAGGAGGGGTAAAATGCTACAAGTGACCTGCATATGTTTTGTCCTTGCTGTTTCCTCAACTTGTAAGTATTTTCAGTTATTTCATTTATGTTTTTTTCATCATTTTTGACAGTTTTAAATAGTTTGAGTTTATTTGTCGAAGATATAAATTCTATTTTTTTAACATTTTTCATAATAAAATACTGAGCAATCATTCCCTGTAACATTTTCATTCTTCCGGCCAGTGGTCCAATTTGATTTTCAATGATGACTGCGTCAATGTAGCCTGAATTTGTATTTGTAGATTCGACATCGATGTATTCATCAAAAATTGAATCAAATCTTGTTTTCAAATTTTTACCTAAAATTATCATGTCAATATCACACGCATTTTGTTTTTTTGGTGGAGGTGTTGTCACTATCAACTTCAAATGAGGATATACCTTTTTTGAAACGTCTTTTGATTTAGATTTGTTAACAGAACAATAGTCATAAATGGTTAGTTTCGTTTCAGTTGCATGTTTTTTGCAATATACCACTTCTTCCACACCTTCATTTGCAGTCGTGTGGAGGAGTGTCTTCAAACAATAATAAGCATTTTTTTTACACAGTGAACACCGATATTTTTTTTTTGAAAAAATATCAGCGGATTTTGATTGGGACTCACACAAATTTATAACATCCCATTTTAATATTTTCAACATTTTGTCATTACAATTGTTTATTGAAAATAAGCAGTATGCTAGATTTTTTATTCCCACATCAAAACTCAAAATTTTCATGACGAAAAAATGTACGCACGCACACAATACACATGTATTATTAAAAGTTTATTTTTTAATATGAATTCTTATATATTTTTGTATGTATATAATAAAAGTAAACCATAATAAATAAAAATTTATTATTAAGAAAGAAAAATGAATATCAACTTTAACATTACAGATAAAATTATGGAAATGTACGATAGTCAAACATTTCTAGAGAGATATGGCAGTTACGTGTTCACCGCCATTGTCATATGCATTTCATTTATATTGCTAGTTACATTTATACACATAAAAATAAATATAAAAAAAATAAGAGCAGATTGGATAAATCAAAAATGTAAACCAAACATTATGCCGTTTGCCGGAATGATAAATGCACCAGACAATATGTCAAAACTAGAATATACTGAAAAAAATTTTGCAGAATGCACTCAAAACATATTAACAGATATTTCCGAAATGGCACTCATTCCCGTTCATTATACAGTTAGCATTATAACTGCAACCGTTGGCGAAATACTAAAAATTGTAAACGACATGCGCGAAATCGTCAATAAAATACGCAACTCCATTTCAGACATTACGTCAAATATTATGTCAAGAATATTGAATATAATGACACCATTAATCGAAACAATAATTACAGTCAAGTCAATGGTTGGAAAATCAAACGGAATCTTAACAGCAGTAATATATACATTATTTGGAATATATTTAGCAATAAAAAGTCTTATTGGTTCAATACTCGAAATTATAATTGTTATTTTAATTGCAATGGCCGCAGCGATTATATTACTGTTTTTTATACCAATTGTAGGAGACATATTGGCGGCTGCTGGAATCGTATTCTTTATCGCAATCTCCATTCCTATGGGTTATCTTATCGGATTTTCAAATCGAATACTTAATGTGCACTCATCTAAAAGTATTCCAAGTGTTCCAAGTTAAATATTAAACAAACATACGCCGCATTACGCCGCATTACGCCGCATTACGCCGCATTTGAATATTTGACTTGAACATTTTTATTTTGAACATTTGTTTGAATATTGATATATTTGAGTATTTTATATTTTAGGAATTATTTATGAATAAGACTACAAATTATTCAATTATTTTTATCTTTGACATATGTATAAAGTAAAAAAAAAATATAATAAATGGAAATCAAATTATTTGGTTATGATGTGCGGATTGAAATTGTAGTCGCATGCGTTATTATTGGCATGATAATGGGATTAACTCTTTTTTGTGACTGTTTTCAATACAGTTTAATGGAAGGGATGACAACCTCCACCGCCGCTGCCGCCACTTCTCATAATGATAAAAATAAGAAAAAAACAACAGAAGGATTCAAAAATTTAAGCAATAATGACCTTCACATTGATGACTCTTACACGATGGGGTGGGTTGAAACGGCAAAACGCTATGCATCCGGAATGGGAAATAAAAATAGACTGAATACTTACAAAGACAACGTTGGAACGCCCGTTCCGTTGCCGGAAGGAGAACTTTTCTTTTTTGCCGATAACAAATTCAAACCAGAGTGCTGCCCGTCTACGTATTCCGACAGCATGGGCTGCGCTTGTTTGAGTCAAGCCCAGGTGGACTATATCAACCAGCGTGGAGGCAATCGTACGCTGGGTCCCACTGAATTTTAATTTTTGACCGATTTGGACCGGTTTGAATCATTTTATTACTAATGATTTAATTTGTTTATTTAGCAAATAGTCAAATTAAATGAAAAATAACCAATTAAATAAATTAAAAAAATATAAATAACATAGTATTATAACAACGTACATTTATTCATTCATACATAATATTCCATAACAACACAAAATGTCAACTGTAAAACCTGTTGGATGCAGAAGTTGCGGCGCTTATCCCAGCAACATTTTATATAATGGACCACATTTTAGCATTATAAATAATAAATATAACGTTAAACGAATCGAAAATACGGTGCGTGTGCCGTCCTCCGAATACACTATGAACAAATCGGCACTTAACGTTTATACCCCACCAAAAAGTAAATTCGCAGATGTAAACTGGAACCAAATGAGCGACCGCGCAGTTCCAGGTGTTGTGAAAAGAAATGTGCCGTCACACGGCAATTCAACCAAATCCTCGCTGACAAGAATGCGTCCCGGAAGTATGTCTGCCGCAAGTAAAGGCGTTGATATGAAACATGGTTCGTATGATCGCTACTTGGCCCGTTTGAAAGGAAAATCCGTTCTGCGAACTCACCCCAACCCGAATAGCCCTCAAGTTGTAAACAATCCAAACTTTAATACAAAATCAATCAAGTGGGGAATCGCATACAGCGAGAACTGCACATGCTAAAATCAAAAAAAAAATTAAACTTGTAGTGAATTATTTAATTATAAAAAATAATTAAACAATTTATAATTGTATTGTGTGTTGTGTGTTATAGAGACACACCCCACATTATCTTACCTATCTACGTATACATGAATGTTGGATATGTCGACTCTGTCTTCTTTATCATAATGTCGACAATGCTATTCGTAACCGTAAACGGAAATGAAACCTCAATCGATGTCGCATCCTTGTCAAACAACCTTGTTCCAGGCTTCATCAAACGATACAAATTCAGCTTGGTATAAATAATCTCTAAACAACGCTTCAAATTTCTCACACCATCCTCCTTGTTCGTATGATGCTCCACAATGTACTCAATTGTCTCGCTTGGAATAATAATCTGGTCTGGCTTGAACGCAACCTCAGTCTGAATCTTGGGAATCAAATACTTTTGAGCGATTTGCGTCTTGTCCTTTTTAGTGTAGCCATTCGTGTGAATACGATACATCCTGTCAAGGAGAATTGGATTGACTCTGGTCTCATCATTGTAGCTGAAAATAAACAAACACTTGCTCAAATCAAAATTTATTTCTGAAAAGTATTTGTCATGAAACAAAGTATTCTGAGATGTGTCTGTCAAATGTGTCAAAATACCGGCAATCTCTTCGCCCTTTGGAGTATCGCTCAACTTGTCCAACTCGTCAAAGAAGATTACCGGATTCATCGACTTGCAACGAATCAATATGTCAACCACTTTTCCCCATGTGCTGCCCTCATACGTATACGAATGACCCTCAAGGAAACTACTGTCTGTTGCTCCGCCTAGCGCAATAAACGCAAAATCTCTTCCCAAAATTTTGCTGATTCCTTCTTTTACAAGCGTTGTTTTACCGGTTCCCGGAGGACCCTTGATTGCAATCGCAGAACCCATCGCCGACGGATTTGAAATCCACTGACCCACCATTTGCATAATTTGCATTTTCGCATCGTTCAATCCATAAACAGCTGAATCCAAAAGGTCTTTGGCCGACTCCATGAATTCATGACAGCGCTCCACACCAACATCAATCGTAATCGGCAACGTCTTATACACTCCAAATGGAATTGTCATGAACGTGTCTACCCAATTCTTTACCTTGTAATACTCTCCGGCTCCCGGGTCCATGTATCGCAAATTCTGTATGCGCTTCAACGCAATCGCCTTGAACTGTTTTGGAATGTTTGACTCAAGTAGTGTCAACCTGTATGGTTTCTCAACAAGCATCATCTTATTCAACTCCTCCAGTTCGGTCAACACACTCATTTGTTTCTCGCTTGATAAATGTTTCTTAAAATACTTCAAGTCATTCGCAGAATTCTTCTTGTGCAACAGACGACCAAATTTTCTCACATTTTTCCTCATCAATTTACGATTTCTCTCTTTTCTCGCATCTTTGATTTTTTTCTCCTTTTCAATCATCTGCGCCAAGGTCGTCATCGCAACCTTGTTATTCTTGTCAACCGCAAGCATGTTCTCCATGATCTTCTTTATTTCCTGAATCGTTGTCTCGTCATCTGAATTCCAACCACCATCATCACATTCAACATTTTCTTCCTTTTTCAATCGTTTTTTATTCTTATCTGAACCCTTACCGTTGTTCCCCGCAGCAGCCACAACAGACTCACCTCTAATTTTGAGATTGCATTTTTCAAATCCACCCTTGACAGAATCTTCACTTTTTTCAGAATCATCATTATCTTCATCTTCATCTTCATCATCACTATTTTTTTCAGTATCGCTGCTGTCATCATCTTCATCTTCATCACTAGTATTGTCATCGTCGTTGTACGTTTCGTCACTGTCATCCGAAGATGACTCATTTGAAGACGCCGAATCATCATCGTACACAGAATCATCCATGTCCGACGTGTAATCATCTTCTTCATCTAAAGTGTCAAATGGCTCTTTGATATTGATAACAATATTATAATTCCCTCCTACAACATTCGAATTTGAAGCAACGGAAGACGAAGAAGACTTTACAGACGTCTCCAACATGTCTCCTCCACCTCCTCCTCCACCTCTCGCATATCCACCCTCTTTCACATGTGATGATGATGTCGCAATTTCAACTCCAGAATCCATTTTTTTTCGTTTTGAAACTGACATTTTACAATTTTCTTTTTCATTTCTATCATTTTGATTTTGTTTATATGACAACAACGACGAAGAAGATGATGACAACAATGATGGTGTCAATTTTTTATTTTTCGATTCAAGATTTGTCACCTTTTGCTTTGAATATGTGGAAGGAAACAATTCAGCAAGAAGTTTTGCATACTCGACCTCGTCTAATGCAGGTGAAGTTTTATATTTTTTTTTTGTTGGCGGCTGCACTGTGGTGTTTTCAATACTTTCAGAATTATCATTTTCAACAGCACCACCACCACCACCACCATCACTCTGATTATCTTCTTCCTCCTCACCACTTCCACTACTTTTATATTTTTCATCGTCATCATCACCCCCTCCATCATTCTTGAAGTTACGTTTGTATTGAGGATTCTGATGTGCCGTCTTTTTTTTGATTGCTGCAGACGACTGTTGCTTCTTTTGTAATTGCGATGCCTCTGTTGTTGTTGCAGTTCCTCCTGATGTTTTTTTTGATGATTTATTTTGCGGTGCTTGTGTCTGTGTCATTGATGACAAGTTGTCTACATGTATTCATTGAGTTCTATTTATTTCAATTTTTTAAAATATATATGAAAGTTATGCATGACATAAAAAAAAAAAGAATCTCATGTTGTAAGAAGCAAATAAATAAATAACATTTTGTACTTTTTCTATTTTTCTAGATTTAAAATAAAATATAAAATTGAATAAAAGAATATAGACATAATAATATAGTAGTCAATAGCTTCACATAAATAAATGACAACGACACAACCAAATTGGACAAAAAAAACACCTTCTAAAGTTATTGGTATTCAATTTAGTGTGCTTTCGCCAGAAGAAATTCGAAGATGTTCGGTTGCTGAAATTACAAGCAGAGACACATATTCAAACAACGTGCCGGTCATCGGAGGAATGTTTGACCCGCGCCTCGGTGTTTTAGAACCCGGACTTAAATGTCCTACAGACGGTTTAGATTATATAAAAACTCCAGGTTACTTTGGACACATTGAATTGGCGAAACCGGTGTTCTATTTTCAATACCTTCCAACCATTATGAAAATTTTAAAATGTGTTTGTGTTAAGTGCAGCAAACTGCTGATAAATAAAGAGTCTAACAAAGAGTGCATGGATATGAAACCTGATGACCGCTGGAATCATGTTCACCAGTTGGCTAGTAAAATCAAAAGATGTGGTGATGATACTAAAGATGGTTGCGGCTGTCTCGTTCCTAAAAAAATAAAAAAAGAAAATTTAGCCACTCTTTTCGCAGAATGGGATGGAGGAGATGCAGAAGAAGGTTCTGGTGGCGGTAGCGGTAACAAAGAAAAACTAAATATGAAAATGACACCAGAGGTTGTTTTGAAGATATTTAGAAGAATATCTGACCAAGATGTTGCATTTATGGGATTCAGTCCTCAGTTTTCACGACCGGATTGGTTTATTTGTCAAGTGCTGGCAATTCCGCCACCCGCTGTGCGCCCGTCAATCAAAATGGATGGAAACCAGCGCAGCGAAGATGATATTAGCCACACTATTGTAAATATTATTAAAGCAAATAAGACTCTTCTTGAAAAAATGAATGAACCCTCTGTGAATTCCGCAATTATTGATGACTGGCAAAGTCTACTACAATACTTTATTGCAACTCAAGTGGATAACAACATTCCGTCTTGTGCGCCAGTGGCACAGCGGTCTGGGCGTCCGCTCAAATCTATTAAAGAGCGTTTGAATGGAAAAGGCGGTCGCGTTAGAGGAAACTTGATGGGCAAGCGCGTTGATTTTTCAGCCAGGTCTGTCATTACGCCCGACCCGAATCTATCCATTCGCGAACTTGGTGTTCCAAAAAAAATTGCAATGAATATTACAAAACCTGTCATCGTAAATAACCGGAATCGTGACTTTCTTCAGCAGTTGGTTTTAAACGGACCAGATGTCTATCCCGGCGCAAACATTCTCGAAAAGAAAACAGGTGGTGACATTTCACTACGATACATGGATAGAAGCACGGTTGTTCTTGAGAATGGTGACGTGGTGCACCGTCACATGATGGACGGCGACGGCGTTTTATTTAATCGTCAGCCTACCCTTCACAGAATGAGCATGATGTGTCATATTGCGAGAATTATGCAACAGGGCGACACGTTTCGCATGAATATTGGTGACACAAAACCATACAATGCCGATTTTGATGGCGATGAAATGAACTTGCACATGCCGCAAGACGATGAAGCGGAAGCAGAGCTGAAAGGACTTGCAGCAGTTCCGTATCAAATCATCAGTCCTGCAAAAAACAATTCGATTATCGGCATTTTTCAAGACTCGTTGCTGGGAGTTTACCAATTCACAAGAAGCGGAATTGGCGCATTTGATGCGCGCGCAGCTATGAATCTTCTCATGGGATACAAAAATGTCGACGTATCTCTTTTTAGCGACCCCACAAAGAAAATAACCAACTTTGAAATCCTTTCGCAAATTTTGCCACCCCTTAGCATGAAATATAAAACCAAGCAGTTTGGAGGAAGTGACGACTACGCAACTTCAAACAATGTTTTAGAAATTCGCGACGGAGAAATTTTGCGCGGTCACATTGACAGCGGCGTTTTGGCTTCAAGCACCAATGGCATGATTCAGCGCATATGCAACGACTTTGGAAACATGGCATCTGCAAATTTCATCGACGATTTGCAAAATATTATTACGGAATATATGAAGACGTCTGCATACAGTGTCGGAATCAGCGATTTGATTTCTGATAAAAAAACAACCGATAAAATTATCGACTCCATTAAAACCAAAAAACTCGAGGTGAAGACCATTATTGACAATATTCACATCGGCACATTTGAAAACAAATCCGGACGAACCAATGAGGAAGAATTCGAGCTGCTCGTCACCAATATCTTGAACAAGGCAAACGGTGAAGCAGGTGACATTGGTCTCAAAAGTTTGAGCAAGACGAATCGTTTCATTACCATGGTGAATGCCGGGTCAAAGGGTAGCAAGGTGAATATTGCCCAGATGATTTGTTTGGTCGGTCAGCAAACCATTGACGGTAAGCGCGTGCCTTACGGATTCGACAGCCGAACGTTGCCCCACTATTCGAAATACGATGACGGTCCTGCCGCGCGTGGATTTGTTGAAAACTCGTTTATTGCCGGGTTGACGCCGTCGGAGGTGTTCTTTCACGCCATGGGTGGTCGTGTTGGTCTGATTGACACCGCTGTCAAAACGAGCCAAACAGGATATATTCAGCGCCGCTTGATTAAAGGTATGGAGGATATCAAAGTTGAATATGACATGACAGTTCGAAACAGCAAGAACCGAATTGTTCAGTTTAGCTATGGAGAAGACGGCATCGACACCGTGAAAATTGAACACTCCAGTATGAACTTTATCGGAATGACGCCAGATGAAATCTATGCCCACTTTTATGTACCGGTCGGCGGAGACTCTGAAACAACGAGCGAACTTAAAGCCGTATTTTCAAAGACTGCATTTAGTCGCATGAAGAAGCAGCAGAAACTGTGCGACGAAAAATCTAAAAAATATACCGATTATTTGATGAATATTCGCGAGGACATTGTCGTAAAAGTATTCAAGAATAAAAATACAACGGATGCATATTTGCCGCTTTCATTTTCACACATTGTTGCAAATATTGGAGGCATGCAGAAAATCAATAAGAATTCTGAAGTTGATATTACACCTTTGGAAACATTTATTCTGCTCGAAGAAACGTACGCGCGTTTTGAACAGCTGCAGTATGCTCCGCCCACCGAGCTCTTCAAAGTCATGTACTATTACTCGCTCACACCGCGCGATTTGCTCATGGTGAAACGGTTCAATCGAAAAGCAGTTGTGGCTTTGGCGGAAATGATGGTTCTCATGTACAAGCGCGCAATTGTCGCGCCAGGTGAAATGGTTGGCATGATTGCTGCTCAGAGTATTGGTGAACCGACAACGCAGCTGACCCTAAACAGTGTGGCGTATGACACCGAGCTATTACTGCGCATTGACGGCGCCATTCGAGTTGTTAAAATCGGTGAGTACATTGACAACTATATTCCGAAAGCAAGAAAGAGCGAGGAACACCCGAATGATACAAAATTGTTGTACGTTAATGATGACGAGGAAGTATATGTTCCATCCGTCGACGAAGATGGAAATACGAGCTGGAAACGTGTAGAGGCGCTTACACGCCACCCGGTTATAAACTTGGATGGAACGAATACGGTGCTGCGTGTGACGACCAAAGACGGTCGTTCTGTGATTGCGACAAAGGCCAAGTCGTTCTTGACAATTGATGATAATAATAAATTGGTGGCAACCAACGGTTCGGAACTCAAAGTTGGAGATTATCTTCCTGTGAATATTCGCGCATTTGAAATGCCGGAAAGTGTGCGCGATTTCGACCTGTCCACCATTCTTAAAAAATCGGAATACGCGTTTGGAAGTGAAATGCATAAGGCGCTTTCGTATTCTGCTGGAGAAGAAAGATATTGGTGGTCCAAACATGCAAATATCGATTTTACGGTTCCGTATCATAGAAGCGACACATTCTTGGAAGCGATGAAGACGGAACCGCATATTGACAAGAAGACCGGTAATGTTGCATCTGCGCGCCAAACATTTATTAGCGGAATTGTTTACCCGAAAAAGCGGTTTATTGGTGGTGGTGAAATTCCCGAACATATTCCGCTCGATTTCGATTTCGGATACTTGATTGGCGCATACTGCGCGGAAGGGTGCACCACACTGACGCAAATTTCAATTGCAAATAATTGTCGCGAATTCTTTGCGCCGATTGAACGTTTGATGGAAAAATGGAAGATTACAACCAAGTTTTACATTCACAATAATAAAAACGGCGAAGGATGGACATCGTCTGATTTGAGAATCTATTCCATCGTTCTCACAAATATTCTGAATATTTTGTGCGGAAAAGGATCACCAAATAAATGCGTGAATTATCTCCTGTTTAACAGCAATAAAGAATTTATGAGGGGGCTAATCAGTGCATATTTCGCGGGGGATGGCTCAGTCAATAAATTATCTTGTTTAATAACTGCATACAGTGTATCAAGAACTTTACTAGAAAATATTCAGTCCATTCTGTGTTTTTGGTTTGGAATATATACGAAAATTAAAACAAACAAGCTTCAACTAACTAATAATATCGGTTCTAAAAATATTTTGCAAGGATACACACTGACTATGAAATGTGATGGTGCAAAAATATTTGCAAATGAAATTCCAATGCTGATTCCTTATAAACAAGAACGACTCAATGAATATAAATTGCGACCATTGGAAATATCAAGTGAATTAAAAGATATTATCCCAAAGTATAATCATAATAAAAATATGTATTATAATGTTAATCGTAGAAAACTCGTTGACATTTTTAAGGTGGATGCACCGTTCAAAGATATTCGATTTGATAAAATTGTAACTATTGAAGAAATACCGAATCCGACAGAATGGGCCTATGACCTAACTGTAGAAATTACAAGGACATTTTCGGTATTAAACGGTCTCTACGAATTCGATACATTTCATTTATCGGGTGACGCATCTAAGTCACAAGTTACTCGTGGTCTTCCGCGAATTGAGGAGCTGCTGTCGTTGTCTGAGAATACGAAGAATCCTTCAACGACGATTTATTTGAAGCCGAGTGATGAGTCGAACAAGGATGCGGCCGCTGATTTGATACCCACGATTGAGTTGACGCGACTGGAGGATATTGTGAAGAGTGTTGAGATATGTTTTGACCCGAGCGATTCGCCGAGCGAGACGAAGATAGTGGCAGACAAGTTGATTTTGGCACAGTATGCGGAGTTTCAGCGGATGTTGAAGGATGTTGGAGGTGAAGACGAGACGGAATGTGAGCGGGAGCGGTCCAAGTGGATTTTGCGAATGGAGATGGACCGCGAGTCGATGTATGAGAAGCGTGTTACGATGGATGATGTGCATTTTGCGATTAAAGCGGTTTATTCGAAGAATGACAAGAGCGAGGTGTCATGTATTTATTCGGATTACAACAGCGACAATTTGGTCTTTCGAATCAGGTTGGATTTTCAGAAGAAGGACAAGGAGCCGAAGACGCTGGACCAGACGGATAAGATTTACCAGCTGAAAACGTTTCAGGATGCGCTGATGAATAATATTATTTTGAGGGGAATTAAAGGAATTCGAAATGTGCTGGCTCGGAAGGTTGTGGACATGGTTGCCAAAGAGAACAACACGTTTCGAAAGAAGGAAACCTGGGTGTTGGATACGACGGGGTCTAATTTTATGGAGATACTTTCGCTGAAAACCATTGACGCGCGCCGGACAATTAGTAATGACATTCAAGAAATTAATCGGGTGCTTGGAATTGAAGCTGCGAGACAGGCGCTGTTCAACGAGCTGTATGAAGCGTTTGATACCACGTATATTAATCATCATCACATTAGTCTTCTGTGCGACCGAATGACATCTAGTTCAAATTTGATTTCTATATTTCGGCACGGAATTAATAATGACGATATTGGTCCAATTGCGAAAGCGTCATTTGAGGAAACGCCGGAGATGTTTTTGAAAGCGGCGCGGCATGCAGAGGTTGATCATATGCGCGGTATTTCGGCGAATGTAATGTGCGGTCAAGAAGGATTTTACGGAACGAATGCATTCAAAGTGATGTTGGATATTAATCAGATTATGAAGATGGGACAAGTTGCCACCGCAGACAAGACGGTGGAAGAAGAAAAAGAAGCGGTTATTCAAGGTTTTATGGATAAGATTGCGGCTGAAGACCCGCTGAATCCGTGCAGCAAAAATAAGCTTACGATTCAAAGCACGTTGGATAAGATTCAGGGGTCGAATCTTGGTTCCGTTGACCCGGATTATGATATGGGATTCTAAAATAAGTATTGAAAACAAACTATAAATTCAAAATTCTCAAAAAAAATATGAATTTTGAATTTGATATACATAAAAAATATATTATACAATATTAAAATATTAAATTACATGAACATAAAATTTGTGATTTTTGATTTTGATGGAGTATTTACTGATGGTAAATGTTATTTTGATGAACAATCCAACATAAAGAAATATTATAATGTTAAAGATGGCATGGGGATAAAACTTTTAAAAGATAATGAAATAAAAACAGGATTAATAAGTTCTTATTCAACAGATAAAAATATTTTTTTAAATGAATTAGATGTTAATAAAGCAATGATAACACATTTAAACTTTGACTTTACATATATTGGACATGAGAAAAAGATAAGTATATTAAATAACTGGATGAAAGAATTAAATATAAGTTATGATAATTTAGCATATATTGGGGATGACATAAATGATATTGAAATTTTAAAATTAGTAAAATTTTCTGCATGTCCAAGTGATGCAGTGAATGAATGTAAACAAGTTGTAAATTACATATGTGAAAATAAAGGAGGTGAAGGATGTGTAAGAGAATTTGTTGATAAAATAATTAATAATCAAAATCCAATAACAATAACAATAATTGATGAAATAAAAAAAGAATTTAATTATCAAATAGAGAATTTTAACTTAGAAAAAATAAATAATTTATGTGAAATAATTAAAAATGTTGAAGGAAATATTTACTTTTGTGGAGTTGGTAAATCAGGTAATATTTCTAAACATTGTTGTGACCTTTTAAAATGTATTTCATTTCCATCATTTTATTTAGATGTATTAAATTCAACACACGGTGACATAGGAACATTAACAAACAAAGATATAATTTTAATGTTTAGTAATAGTGGTAATACAATAGAAATCATTAATATAATTCCAATATTAAAAAATATTGGTATAAAAACTGTTGGAATATGTTGTAACGAAGAATCTAAATTTAAAGAATTATGTGATGTTATTATAATTACACCATTCAAGAATGAAATTAGTGGTGTAATAAATAAAATACCAACAAATAGTTGTATGAGTCAATTAACTTTTTGTAATATTTTAGTATCATCGTTAAAAAACAATATTTCTATTGACAAATATAAAGAAAATCATTTATCAGGTAATATAGGT